GGATGGGGATCTATCAGGTGCGTGCTTGAATCCCGATACTCACTACACGGACCACGAGCTGCGCCGGCTCGGGATCGAAGTCGGCCGCGAGGTGATGGTCTCTCGGCGCGTGGCGTTCTACGCCGTGACCGGAATGGCGATAGGCGACTTCACCAGAATCGACGACGGATGCATCCTGACGGGAGCCGTGCGCCTGGGTCGGCGCATTCACCTCGCCCCGTACTGCATCCTCTACGGAAAGGCCGGCATCGAGATCGGAGACTACAGCGGCTTCGGTGTGTACACCGTCATGCATTCCGAGTCGGACGACTACAGCGGGGAGTCCATGTTCGGGCCGTGCGTCCCTGACCGATATCAACCGGGCAAACTGCGGGCTGCAATCCGCATCGGTCGAGCGGTGCTCGGCGGTGCGCGCTGCACGTTCCTTCCCGGCGTTCGGATCGGTGACGGCGTCTGCGTGGGTGCGCACAGCCTCGTCAAGGACGACTGCGATGCCGATCACCTTTACGCGGGCGTGCCGGCCCGCCGGGCTCGGCCGTGCAAGGCCGGAATGTGGACGCTGCTCGCAGGGTTCGAGGCGGACAACGCTCAATGAGGCGCGTCGCGTTCTATCTTGACCACGAGGCAACTGTCGAGCATCGCCGCATGGCTGCCGTGGCGATCGCGGCGGTACGCAACTGCATGCCCGACGCGACGATACTGCACCTGACGACGCCGCAGTGCGCCCCGCTGCGTGAGGCAGATGCTGTCGTTGCCATCGCGGCCGATGGCCATGCGTGGGTTCGCCGCGCGGTCGTGCAGGCATGTGCGCCAGCGCCTCTGCTGTCGCTCGATGTCGACGTCCTGATGCGCCGGCCCGTGCCGGAGTTGTGGGATCTCGACTGCGACGTGGCCATACCGGACATTGCGGATCCAGCCGTGCGCAACACCGGGGGGGTCTGGTTCTGCCGCAGCGGCGCTCTCTGGAAGGCATGGGTCGCTCGCATGAAGGAGATAGATCCGACGGACGTGCGTGCCCTGCTCGTTGCGCTCTCCGAGCACGTCGACTCCTGGCCTGGCCGAGTCGTGAGGTTGCCGGAACATCGGTATGAGCGGCTTCCGACCCGCGCTGTCGAGGACTTCGGGGAGGCGAGTCTGGTGCACTACCGAGGACCTCGCAAGCGCTGGTTTCCGGGACAGGGCTGATCGCGTGATGGGAATCGGGGACGAACTGATGGCCAGCGGTCAGGCCAGGGGCGAGCACGCCCGCGCGGGCCGCCGCGTGCAGATCCTCGGCCGTGACGCCCAGCCGCGCTGGCATGACCTGTGGACCGGGTGCGACTACATCGCGCGTCCTGGCGACGCCGGGGACTTCGTGCGGATCACCAACGGGCCCGGGCTGCGGCCGTACCACGTGGCGAAGTCAGGAACGCACTGGACGTACAACCCGTCGTTCCGGGCGACTCCGGCGGAGATCCACCTGACGCCGGAGGAGGACGCCTTCGGGAGGGCGAACGCCGGGCGGATCATCATCGAGCCGCACCTGAAGAAGAAGGCGAGCCCGAACAAGCAGTGGGGCTGGGTGCGGTGGAACAAGCTCGCATACCTCGCCGATCGCGCGGGACTGCGGTTGACGCAACTCGGCGCGTCTGGCGTGGAGCCGGTGGACGGCGCGGACTTCGTGGAGACGCCGACCTTCCGGCACGCCGTGGCCGTGCTCAAGTACGCGCGTGGCGCCGTGCTGCCGGAGGGAGGCCTGCACCATGCCGCGGCGGCCGTTGGGCTGCCGGCAGTGGTGATCTTCGGCGGGTTCACGCCCGTCGAGCTTACCGGCTACGACATGCACATCAACCTGGGGGCGAACTTCGCTCACGCCTGCGGAATGCGGCAGCCGTGCAGGCACTGCGAGCGCTGGATGGCGGAGATCGCGCCGGAAGCGGTGCTCGAACATCTCACAAGGATCATCGGCAAGTGAAACTCTTCGGCGGCTGGATGTTTCCCGACCACGAGACGCACCTGATCGAGTGGCTTTCGAAGATCAACGAGACGGTCGACGGGCGGCTGCGCTACCAGGGCAAGAAGCAGGACATCGCCCTGCAGTGGTGCCGGCACAAGCGCGTGGCGGTGGACATCGGCGCGCACGTCGGGCTGTGGAGCTACTACCTCGCCAAGCAGTTCCAGGTCGTTCACGCGTTCGAGCCGGTGGCGGATCACCGCGAGTGCTTCGGGCGAAACGTCCAGGCCTCGAACGTGGTCCTGTACCCGATCGCCCTGGGCGAGCGCGAGGGCAGCATCTCGATGCACACCAGCACCGGGAGCAGCGGCGATTCGTGGATCTCCGGCGAGGGCTCGATCCCGCTGCGCCGGCTTGACGACTTCGATCTGCACGACGTCGACCTGATCAAGCTCGACTGCGAGGGCGGCGAGCTGCCGGCGCTGCGAGGCGCGGAGCGGACGCTGCTTCGTTGCCACCCGACGGTCATCGTCGAGCAGAAGCCAGGCCACGCCCAGAAGTTCGGCCTGCCGGAACTGGGCGCGCTCGACTACCTGCGCGAGCTCGGCGCGCACATGCGGGCCGCGAAGGCCGGCGACTTCGTTTTCGCCTGGGACTGACCTACACCGGAAGGACGACAAGACATGCTGACCAATGCAGCGAAGAACTACGCGCTCGACGCCCTCCTGCCGGCCGATGTATCGCTGCACACCGCGTACTCGTCGTCCGGCGCAAACGAGGTGACGGGCGGATCCCCAGCCTACGCGCGCAAGGCCATCAGCTTCAGCGCTGCGTCCGCCGGCAGCAAGTCCGCGAGCTCGACGCCGACGCTCGACGTTCCGACCGGCACGACCGTTCGGTATTTGCCGGCCGCATCGGCAGCACACAGGGCGGAGCGGCGCAGAAGGGCGCCGCCCTCGGGTTCGCGGGTAATGCCGGGGCGTCTGGCCTGTCAGCAGTCCGCAAGGCGGCCCAGGCGGCGATCGCTGCGGTTGCAGGCGTGCTCGGCAGCCTTTCGCAGGGCGCATCCGCTCCATCCGGCGGTATCGCGGGCCAGAGCGGCGTGCTCGGCGCGATCTCTGCAGCCACGGCGCGGTTCTCCGGGTTCGCCGGGGTATCCGGTGCGGCGGTGTCCAACGTCGCCCGCACGGCCCGCACAGCCGCCCTGGCGGCGCTGGCCGGAATCCGCGGGGCGCTGTCCGGCGTCAACAGCCTGACGGCCGGCACTGTGCTGTCGGCCACGGTGTCGGACGCCGCGCTGTACTCCTGCGCCGTGAGCGCGCGCAGTGCATACGTGTGCACTCTCGCCGACCAGGCGCTTTACAGCTGCACGGTTTCGGAGGCCATCGTCTCGTGAGCATCAACGTCTATGCGGTTGGGACGAAGGTCCGGCTGTCCGGGGCCTTCGTGGACAGTGCGGACGCCGCCCAGGACCCCGGGGGCGTGCAGTTCAAGATACGGGCGCCCGACGGCACCGTGACGACCTACGTGTACGGCTCCGATGCCGAGCTCGTGAAGGACAGCACGGGCAACTATCACGTCGACTGGCTGATCGCTGCCGCCGGCGTGCATCGCTACCGCTTCGCCGGCGTCACCTCCGGGCAGGCCGCCGCCGAGGGAACGTTCGCTGCAGACAAATCGAGGGTCGACTGATGGGCGTCCGAGTCATCACCGAGCCGACCGACGAGCCGTTGACGCTCGAGGAGGCGAAGTCGCACCTGCAGGTCCCGGCTGCGATCACGGATCAAGATGCCACGATCCTCGCGCTGATCATGGCGGCGCGTGGGATCGTCGAGAACGAGTGCAGGCGGGCGCTGATCACCCAGACGCTCGAGCTCAACCTCGACTACTTCGACGAGCAGGCGAACGCCTACGCCGGCCTCACGATGCCGCTGTGCGCGCGCGTGCGGCCGATCGAGCTGCCGATGCCGCCGCTCATCTCCCTGCAGTCCGTGACCTACATCAACGGGTCCGGGGAGACGGTCACGCTGCACGACTCGGTGGGGTCACCGCAGGTCGACGACCTGCTTGTCGTGGTGCCGTCGTCCAAGTATTCGCCCGCGAAGGTGGCGCCGGTGGCCGGGACGACCTGGCCGTCGGTCGCGAGCCAGCCCGGGGCGGTGACGATGCGCTACACCGCAGGCTATGGCGACGACGGGTCGGCGATCCCGGCGCCCATTCGGCAGGCGATGCTGCTGATCGTCGGGCACCTGTTCGAGCGCCGCGAGGCGGTGTCGGAGGTGACGAGCCTGGCCGAGCTCCCGATGGGCGTGCAGTACCTGCTCGGTGACTACATCGTGCGGACGATCGTCTGATGCAGGCGGGCCGGCTTCGTCACCGGGTGACGATCCAGAAGCCGAGCGCGAGCGCGACGACGGATGCCGTGGGCGAGCCGACGACGCCGTGGGTGGACGTGTTGACCGACTACCCGGCCGAGGTCGCGCCGGTCTCGACCGGGGAGCGGCACATCGCGGCCCAGAACCGGATGGTGATCACGCACCGGGTGACGATGCGGTACTGCGCGGATCTCGCCGCGATGGACGGATCCTGGCGCATCGTGTTCGACGGCCGGTACCTGCCGATCGAAGGCGTGCGCAATCTCGTGGAGAACAACCGCGTGCTTGAGGTCGTGTGCGTGGAAGGGCTGCGGGAGGTTTGACGATGGCCGACACGGCGGAAGTCCGCGGATTCGCCGAGGTACTGGGGCGGCTCGCGGCCGTGTCGACCCGGATGCGGCGGACGGTTTCACGCAAGGTCGTCGTCGCGGGCGCGCGGGTCATCGCTGCGGGAGCCCGAAACAACGCGCCGCGGCGGACCGGCACGCTGCGTCGCGCCATCTTCGGGCACTACTCGAGCAAGCGCAGCCGCCGCGACGTCCTGGCAGTGGCTCTGGTGCGGGCCCGAAGTGGGCGCAGGGAGGCGAACCGCACGAACCGCCGCGGAAAGCGGCTTGCCTCGCGAGATGCGTTCTACGCAGGCTGGGTGGAGTTCGGCCACGACGCAGTGCCGCGCGGCAGCCGCGGCCGCGGGATCGCCACGCGCCGCCGCAACGCCAAGATCAAGGCGAGGCGCGTGCAGCCTCGGCCGTTCCTCGCGCCGGCGTACAAGTCGGAAGGCCAGAAGGCGCTCGTGGAGATGGAGCGCGTCGCCCGGCTGGGCCTGGAAGAGAGCGCCCGCTGATGCTGACCCGGGTGAGCGGAGGAGGACCGAGCCTCGTCCGATCTGGTCATGGCCCGGTCAACGTACTTGGCTCGGCTCGCTGCGCATGGGAGGACCTCGCGGCGTCGCCATACCAGAACGCGCCGACGATCGCCGCCAACGTGGCCGGGTGCTTCGCCCCGCGACTGCTGCACTGGGTGAGCGTGCATCGGGAGATCTTCCCCGCCTGCTGGCCGCTGCGGTGCCTCACCCTGTCGCAGGACCACGGCAACAAGCTCGGCCGCGGGCCCGTATTCACGCACGCATGGCGCCACGCGGGAGAGCGCGTCGACTACGCCTGGCTGTCCGATGTCGTGCCGGACACGTCCGGCTGTCTGGCGGTGATGCTCGCCCTGTACTTCGGCTACGCCCCGGTAGTCCTGTGCGGGATTCCGCTGGACGACAGCGGCCGGTTCCACGCACCGCACGACGAGGAGCGCAGCTATCCCGAAACGAACGACACGTGGGCGTGGCTGCGCCGGTCCCATGGCGATCGCCTGCGGTCGATGTCAGGCCGCACGCGCGACTGGTTCGGAGCGCCGTAGATGAGTGTCCAGTCCGACATCAAGACCGCGCTCGCCGGGATCGCCAGCAACCGCGTTTACCCGGCGGCCGCTCCCGACGCGGCCGCGCTGCCGCACGTCGTCTACCGCAAGGCCGGTGCCGAGCCGCTGATGACGCTGCAGGGCTACGCAGGCACGACGCGATACACCTTCGTCTTCGAATGCTGGGCGCGCACCTATGCGGAAGCCATCACCCTGGCCGAGCAGGTGCGCACGGCGCTCGAGGCCGCGGCGGCTCTCAAGCCGATGTACCGCGAGCCGGCCGACGCGGACGACTACGAGCCGGTGGTCGACGAGTTCCTCGAGCTCGTCGCCTACAGTTTCTGGCACGCATGACTTTGTAGGACCCCACGACCCCAAACCAACCCGCCTCGGCGGGTTTTTTTTTCGTCCGTCGAAGGAGTAACACGCAATGGCCATCATCGGCTCGAACATCACCGTCGCTGTCGAGAAAACCCTGTCGAGCCCGGTCACCGTGACGGGCGTCACCAAGGCAGCCGAGGGCGTCGTCACCGCGCCCGCCCACACGTTCGCGCACGGCGACGTCGTCAAGTTCACCGTGACCGCCGGCATGGTCGAGCTCGACGGCCAGGCCTGCCGCATCAAGGACGTGACGACCAACGGATTCACGCTGGAAGGCCTGGACACTACCGACTACTCGACCTGGAGTGCCGGTACGGTGAAGAACGTCACTGCGTGGGCGACTCTGTCGAACGCGCAGACGATCAGCATGCCGAACCCGGCGCCGGCGAAGATCGACATCACTACGCTGATCGACAAGTCCAAGCAGTACGCCTACGGCTTGCCGGATGCGCCGGACGGCAGCATCAACGGGCTGTTCAACCCGACGCTCGAAGCGGTGACGCTGATCAAGGCGGCAACGAAGGACAACGCCGCCCTCGCCTTCCGGGTCGCCTTCACCGGCGGGGAATACGCGATCTTCAATGCCAACGTCTCCGGCGGCTCGGGCTTCGATCTCCCGGCCAACGCGGCGGCGACGGCGACGATCGCCTTCACCCCGGTGAAGGACGTGCAGTTCTACGCGAGCTGATCCGGTGTCAAAGGAACTCGCGGAACGCATTCGAGCGGGCCGTCGATTCACGGTCGAGGAAGACGGCGTCACCTACCAGTGTCGCCGCCCGACCGACTTCGAGGCCATATCGTTTCAGCAGGACGTCGACGCCGTCGGTATTCCGGCAATGTGCGCCCGCTTCGTTGAGGGGTGGTCGCTCACGGAGCGTGCGATCACCGGGGAGGGTGGCAGCGATGCGCCCGTCCCGGTGACGCCGGAACTGGTGGCCGAGTGGCTGGCCGATCACGCGAAGGCGGCGCTCGAAATCTCGACACGGCTCGTGCAGGAGTACCACAAGCGCTGGGTCTCGCTGGACAGCGCGGGAAACTGATCGGCGCCTGGCTGGAGGGCGCGCAGCTTCCGGTCAAGCGCGAACGAGTGGAACCGCCCGGACTGTCTCGGGCGCGAACTGCGTGGTGGATGATGGATCGCCGTATCGACTGGCAAGGTCTGCCGGCCGTGATGGCGTTGCTTGGCGTGGAAGATGAGGAACTGTTCCTCGTCGAACTCTTTGCCGTGAAAGACTTCGTGGAGCGCATGCAGAATGCCGGGAATCGGTAGTCTCGTCGTCGACCTGCAGATGCGCATGGCGCAGTTTCAACAGCAGGGCGCGCAGGCGCAGAAGACGCTGGAGGGGATCCAGTCGACAGCGACGCGAGTGGTCGGGTCGCTCAAGGGGATTGGGCTTGCGGTCGTCGCTGCCCTGTCCGTCGCCGAACTGGCGCAAGAGTTTTGGCGCCTCATCGACGTGGCCGACGAGATCGGTGACGTGGGCGCGGCGTTCGGGCTCACCACGGAGCAGGTCACGGCGTTCCGGGGCGTCGCCAAGGTGGTCGGGCTGGAGACGCAGGACCTGATCACGATCTTCACCAAGTTCTCTCAGCGCCTGCGCGAGGCTGGCAGCGGAGATCCCCAGGCAGTGCAGGACCTGAAGGCGCTGGGGGTCACGGCAGACGACATCAAGAAAAAGAACTTCGACCAGATCCTGCGCCAGGCTCTGGCCGGACTGGATCGTTTCGAGGGCGGTGCCAACAAGGTCGCAATCCTTCGCGAGAACTTCGGCAAGACCGGTTTCGCGATGGACGAGTTCGCCTCAAAGCTGGAGCGGCTGACACCGGAGGTCGCGGCGCTCGGTGCGCAGTTCTCCGGCAAGCTGTCGGAGGACGCCGACAAGTTCAAGGAGCAGCTCTCCCTCATGGCGATCAACGCGGAGAAGCTGAAAGTCGCCATCCTTTCCGAGCTACTTCCTGCCCTGAATCGCCTGATCGAGGAGTTCATCAACGCGAAGAGGGAAGGCGAGGGCTTCCTCGATGGGTTCGTTCGCGCCGTGCGCCGCTTTGCGCTTGGGGGCAGCGACCTGGAGGTGGCGAACGAGGAGCTTCGGAAGTTCGCGTACCAGCTCGGCCAGGTGGACAAGCAAATCGCGAACGCTGGGACAGACGAGCGTCGCCAGTGGTTCGAGCGCCAGCGCCAGCAGCTCCTCGAAAACATCGAGACCCAGAAGTCCTACATCAAGGTCCTGACCGACCCGAGCGTAATCACAGGGTCGACGCCGGCTGGTCCTCGGGTCGCGGCCCCGGACCGCGTCGACGCCGGGAAGCAGGCGGCGGAGGCCAAGGCACTCGCCGACGAGGCGATCAAGGCGCTCGACCGTGAAATCAAGGGCGAGCAGGAACTGCTGCAGCAGCGCAACGAGATCAACAAGACGCTGCTCGACCAGAACCAGATCACGTTCGAGGAGTTCTTCCGGAATCGGGAGACCATCGCCGGCGAGAGCACGGCGCGCCTGGAATCGATTTACGACCAGCAGATCGCCATTCTCAAGAAGCTCTCCGGCACCGTTCCGAAGGCGGAGCAGCCTGGCGTGCGGTCGCGCATCGGGGAAACGGAAGACCGGCGCAGCGGCGTGGCGGCTGCCGCTGCGTTCGAGAACACGCGTGCATTCTTCGAGCAACTCAAGGCGACGCAGGACTACGAACGCAAGCTCGTCGACGTCCGTGCGGCGCTGCTGGAACTGACCGGCGACCTCGAGCGGGCTGCCGGCATCAAGTTCGATCTGTCGAACATGGAACTGCTGCGGCAGGCGATTCTCAAGAACGACGAGGCATCGATCTCGCTCATCGAGCGCCTGCGTGCGGTGACGGTAGCGAACGCCCAGGTCGCGGCCTTGCAAGACGGCGCCGCACGCGTTCGCGAGGCCCTGGCGAACGCCGAGGCTCGCGTGCGCATCGAGCAGGAGCTCGGCGCGAGCAGCGAGCTGGAAGGTCTGCAGAAGGTGTCGGCGGCACGGCAGCGGGCGCTCGGTGAACTGCAGGCGATTGCGACGAAGTTCGAGGAGATCGCCGCAAAGTCCGGAGATGACCGCCTCAAACTGCAGGCCGACTCGTTCAAGCGCAGCGTCGAGGAGCTTGGCGCGTCGGCCGATCTGGTCGCCCAGAAATTCCGCCAGATCGGCCAGTCCGGGGTGAGTCAGTTGTTCACGGACCTGCTGGACGGGACAAAGAGCGTGAGCGAGGCCTTCCGCGACATGGGGCGCAGCATCCAGCAGGAGATCAACAAGCTGGTCGCGCAGGACCTCGCAAGCCGGCTTTTCAAGAACGTTCTTGGCGGTGGGAACACGGGCGGTTCCGGCGGTGGGTCTCCGCTCGATTTCATCGGGAAGATCTTCTCCTCGATTTTCAGTGGGGGCGCCCCTTCTCCGCGCGCGATGGGCGGGCCGGTCGGGGCGGGTCGCCCCTACATCGTCGGCGAGCAGGGGCCCGAGCTGTTCGTTCCGGGCGCGAGCGGGACGATTGTCCCGAACGGTGGCGGCGGGATGGTTTTCGCGCCGAACTTCTACATCAGCGGCCCGGTCACCCGCGCCACCGAGCAGCAACTCGCGGCGGCCGCCTACCAGGGCGCGCGTCGGGCAGCGGCCAGGAACGGGTGACCCATGTCCTTTCTTGAGATTCGGCTGCCAGAGGCGGTGCGGCCCTCCATGGCTGGCGGCCCGGTGTTTTCCACGGAGATCATCGAGATCAACAGTGGGCACGAGCACCGCAATATCGGCGCCGACGAGCCGCGGCGGGAGTACGAAATCGAGTACGTACGCTCCATCGACGACCTGCGTGCGCTCCACGCGTTCTTCCTCGTCGTCCGGGGTGCGGCATACGGCTTTCGGGCCAAGGACTGGATCGACTACGAGGTGATCTCGACCGAAGGGCTGCTCGGCACCGGAGCTGGATCCGGCTATCCGACCTACCAGTCGAAGAAGCGGTACACCTTCGGCGCGCAGTCCTTCGACCGTACCATCGCCAAGCTCGTATCCGGGACGCACACCCAGTACCGCAACGGCAGCCCCGTAACGGTCGGGGATAGCGCCGGCAACGTCACCGTCGACAACGACACCGGCATCGTCACCTTCGCTGCAGACGACACCGAGGCGATCACAGGGCATACGGTCGGAAGTTCGCACCAGTTCACGACCGCCGCAGATCTGACCGGGCTCGGCATCGGCGAGAAGGTCTACCTGTCCGGCATCACCGGGACGGCAGCGACCCTGCTCAACGGAATCGCGCACACGATCTCGAACAAGTCGGGGGCAGGCCCCTATACGTGGACGATCTCGACCAACACGGGCGGATCGCCCACCCTGACTGCATCGGGCGGAAATTCGTACGCCTATCCGCAGGCTGGCGACATCCTTTCGTGGGCTGGAGAGTTCGACGTCCCGGCGCGGTTCACGTCGGACAAGTTCACCGCGCGCCTGCTGCGCGTGGGTGGCGCGTGCGAGATCACCGGCCTGCAGCTGAAGGAAGTGCGGGTGTGAAGGCGACTCCCGTAGCACTGCGAGCGCACAACGCGCTGGAGGTCACGACCCTCGCGACCTGCTGGAAGGTCACGCGCACCGACGGGCAGGTGTTCGGCTTCACCGACAGCGTCGCCGATCTCGTGGTCTCCGGGATCACCTACCTTGCCGCGTCCGGCTATACGGCCAGCGCCATTGAGTCGGCGGCGGCGCTCAACGTCGACAACGGGGAAGTGCAGGGCGGACTCGACGACGCAACGATCAGCGAGGCGGATCTGCTGGCCGGGCTCTGGGACTTCGCGCAGATCGAGATCTTCGAGGTCAACCGCGCCGACGTTACGCAGGGCACGAGAAAGCTGCGGCGCGGGTGGCTAGGGGAGGTCAGGACTGGCCGCGGGGCCTTTGTCTGCGAGCTGCGCGGGATGATGCAGGTGCTGCAGCAGTCGGTCGGGCGACTGGTGGCGCCGGCATGCAATGCCGACTTCGCGGACAGCCGCTGCGGTCTTGTCGCGGCGACGTACACCGTCTCCGGCACGCTGACCAGCGTGACCAGCAATCGTGTCTTCACCGACAGCGGTCGCGGGGAGGCGACGGACTACTACGCCGGCGGGAAGATCACATTCACCGGCGGCGCGAATGCCGGCATCTCGATGGAGGTCAAAGCGTTTACGTCCGGCGGGCTCATCGAGGTGGCGCTCTCCCTGCCATTCGCGGTGGTCGCGGGCGACACCTACACTCTGCTTGCCGGCTGCAAGAAGTGCCTCAAGGACTGCCGAGACAAGTTCAACAACGTGATCAACTTTCGTGGCTTTCCGCACCTGCCCGGCGTCAATCGAGTGGTGAGCGGCGCATGAGCGGGCGCGTGGAACGTGCGCAGATTGTCGCGGCCGCGCGTGCATACATCGGCACGCCGTTCGTTCACCAGGGGCGACTGTGCGGCGTCGGCATCGACTGCGCCGGGCTCGTGTTGGGCGTCGCCGCGGATCTGGGAATGCGCGCCGTCGAGGTGTCCGGCTACGGCCGCAGCCCGGACGAGGATCGGTTCCGGTCGATTGTCCGCGAACACCTCGACATGATCGCGTGGCCAGACGTCCTCCCGGGTGACGTGTTGACCTTCCAATTCGTCGCCGAGCAACACCTGGCGATCGTCACGACCGTCAGTCCTTGCGCCATCGTTCACGCATTCGAGAAAGTGGGGCGATGCGTGGAGCAGCCGCTCGACGCGGTCTGGCTGCGGCGCCTGCGTGGATGCTATCGGTTCCCGGAGGTTGGCTAACCATGGCCGCGCTCGCTTTCGCGGTGGCCGGGGCGGCGCTGGCACCGGCCGGCTATGCGTCGATCGGATGGGCGGTCGGGTCGATGATCGGCAACGCGCTGTTCCCGCAGCAGCTGCCAGACCAGGTAAGCGAGGGCCCGCGGATCTCGGACCTGAAGGTGCTGACGTCTGCCTACGGGCAGATGGTTCCGATCGTCGCCGGGACGATTCAAGTCGCGGGGAACATCATCTGGGCGATGCCCGTCACGGAACACGCGCGGACCGAGTCGCAGACGCAGGGGGGAAAGGGCGGCGGGCCAGAGCAGACCGTGACCCAGACGACCTACACGTACACCGCGGACTTCGCGGTCCTGCTGTGCGAGGGGCCGATCGCCGGCGTCAGCCGAATCTGGGCGAACGGCGAGCTCGTATACAACGTGTCGACGACCGCGACGACCGAGACCATCGTCGGGTCCTCGTTGGTTGCCACAGCAATCCGCGTGCATTTGGGCACCGAATCGCAGGACGTCGACCACCTGATCTACGCCGACAAGGGCGCGGATACGCCTGGGTATCGTGGGTACGCCTACGTCGTGTTCGAGGCACTTGACGTCACGGCCAACGGAGGCAGGCCTCCGCAGCTCCAGTTCGAGGTCGTCAAAGAGGGGGCGCTGGCCGACCTGGACGTCGCCACGACCTACACCCTTGGGGCATCGGACGGATCCACGGCGGCCGTTCTGGGCCGTGGCGGGAATGTCTGGGCAGGCGCGGTGACGTCCGGGGGCGCGGCGAATCGCTGGAGCTTCTACAGCGGCGCGAAGCTCTCGACCTACGTGCCTCCGACCTACACCTATATCCCGGCTGGCCTCACCGCCTCCGGGGAGGCGATCGCAACGGGGTCTTTCGCCGGCGTCCTTGCCGTGCTGCACGAGGATGGCGGCATCGACAGATACACCGGTGGCGCAGCCAACATGGGCAGCGGCGGAACGCTCGGGATACTGGCCGAGCCGGACAACGACGTTTGGTGGTGCCGCGGGGACTCCGGATCGTCTACGGCGCTTTACCGCGTGCTCGTAGATCACGAGGCGCTGACGCTCGACGACACAGCCCTCTCCGGCTTCTACACGGCCGCCCTTGCACGCAACGGCGTCGCCATCGCTGGGCGATGCTACATCCTCGGCCGGTACACACCGGCCGGGCAGGCCTACATCGGCTATGTGTCCGCGCAGACGCTGTCCTTCGTGCCGTTGGTTGCGATCACCGGGTTTGCGGGCTTCCTGGTGACCCGGGCTGGGACCATCTGGTTCGGCCCGAACAACAGCAGCAGCGATCGAGACGAGTTGCACCAGTACAGCCAGGACGGGACTCTGCTGCAAACCGTCGTGCTGCCGACCGTGGCGAGCGCCGGGTGGGACGTCTTCGAGGATGCGTCCGGACTGATCTGGGCGGTCGGGCTCACCGGCTTCGGCTCAAACCGGCGGGCCTACTGCGTTCAACCGACGACAGGAGATCTGCTCTACACGTCCGAGGACTTTCTGGGCACTCCGCTTGGTTTCACCGAGGACAATCGCTTCGTCATCTGGGACACCGTCACCGGGAACTTCGTGTTCAAGGAGGTCGAGCGACTGCCGCGCCTGACGGCCGCGCCTGGAACCGTCGGCGATTTCATCGGCGATCTGTGCGAGCGGGTAGGTCTCTCCGCGTCCGACATCGACGTGTCGCAACTCACCGATACGCTGGGCGGCTATGCACTGGCCCGCCGGGAGTCTGTGCGATCCGCGATTGCGCCGCTGCAGATCGCGTACGCCTTCGATGCGCTGGAAAGTGACAACGTCATTGAGTTCGTGCGGCGCGGAGGCGCCGTCGTGGCAACGATTGCGGAGGACGACCTGGCCGCGCGAGTGTACGGAGAGACCCCGCCGGCCAAGGTGGCCAACGTGCGAACGCTGGAGACAGAGTTGCCGCGCGAAGTCACTGTCCAGTACCTCGACAGCGGCGCCGACTACCAAGTAGGTGCGCAGTACGCGCGGCGCCTCACCGGATCGAGTTCCGAGGTGCTGAGCATCGATCTTCCGCTGGTGCTGAGCGCGCAGGATGCGGCAAGGATCGCGGAGCTGGTGCTGTACGAGCGCTGGTCTGGCCGCACCATGCACGAGATCGCACTGTCTCGAGAGTATGCCGACCTCGAGCCCACCGACGTCGTCACTGTCGAGAGTGATGGCACGATCTACACGGTTCGGATCACCGATGTCTCGGCGGCCGGCGGCCTCATCAAGCTGCGGGCGGTGAGCGAGGAGGTCGTCGTCTACTCGCCGGTCGCTGGCGGGGTCTCGGCGCCGGATCCGGTCACGGCGGTTGGCGTGGCCGGCCCCACCGTCCTGCGGGTGCTCGATATTCCGCTTCTGCGCGACGCCGACGACGGTGCTGGCTTTTACGCCGCCGCGGCCGGGTACTACACCGGGTGGCGGGGCGCGGAGTTGTGGCGCAGCAGCGACGCTGGCGTGAGCTACGAGCGCACGCAGGTCGCTTTCCTGACGTCGTCCGTCATGGGTGCTGCTACGACCGCTCTGGCGAACTTCTACGGAAAGAACACCTTCGATGAACACTCGACCGTCGACGTGCAAGTCTTCGGCGGCGAGCTTTCGAGCACGACCGAGGCCGACGTTCTTGGCGGCGGGAACATCGCCTACATCGGTGGCGAGCTCGTCCAGTTCAAGAACGCGACGCTCATCGGGTCTGGCCAGTACCGGCTGTCAGGCCTGCTGCGCGGCCGGCGCGGCACCGAGCAGTACATGAGCACGCACGCCGCTGGCGAGCAGTTCGTCCTGCTCTCCACGTCATCGACGCAGCGGGTCGGAATCCCGACGGCGGACATCGGCATTCAACGGCTGTTCAAGGCCCCGTCGTTCGGCCAGGCGCTTTCCGATGCTGTGACGGTCGACGTCACCCCAGCGGCCGTTGGCCTTGATCCGCTGTCGCCTGTGCATCTTGGAGGCGGCCGGGACGCATCGCTGAACCTCACCATCACGTGGGTGCGGCGGACGCGGATCGGCGGCGAATGGCGCGACTACGTCGACGCGCAGCTGGGCGAAGACAGCGAGGCCTATGAGGTCGAAATCTGGGACAGCACCTTCGCCACGCTCAAGCGGACCGTGACGGGCCTTACTTCAGCCACCACGACCTACAGCGCGGCGAACCAGGTCGCCGACTTCGGGAGCGCGCAGGCCACGGTTTACGTCCGCGTCTATCAGGTGAGCGCCGCGGCTGGTCGCGGGTTCGCCCTGCAGGGGAGCATCTGATGTCCGATTCAACGACCAACCTCGACACGATCAGCAGCAGCCAGGCATCCAAGGAAACCACTGCGAACGCGATGTTCGATGCGCTCTCTCCGTCGTCTCTTTTCGGCCGCCGGGCAACGACCACGTCGGCGCTGACCTGGGGCTACTACGGCGGGAAGCTGCTGGTAAACGGGGTGATCACATCGATTGCGAACGGTACGGTCGCCCTGTCGGCGTCGAGCACGAACTATGTCGAGGCGACGCGCGCCGGGGTGGTGAGCAAGAACACGACGGGCTTCACGCCAGGAAGCATTCCGCTCTATACGGTCGTCACCGGTGGCTCGACCATCACCAGCTACACGGACAAGCGCTGCATCTGGTTTCCGGTCGAGGGCATTCTGCAGCGCGCCGTGGGTAGCCCGCAGGTGGTCGTGCTGACGGCTGAGGAGTCGCTCAACGACACCATCGAATTGACGGGCGCGCTCACGAGCGAGGCCGATCTCGTGGTGCCCAACGTCGCGAAGCACTACACCGTCTACGCCAACACGAGCGGAGCCGGGATCAGGGTCGTCAATACAGGGTCTCCGCAGTCAGGCGTGAGCATCGCCGCCGGGATGTCGGCGATCGTGCGATGTGACGGCGCGAGCGTGAAACGGGTAACCGCAGACGTTGCACCATAGGAGCCAGACGATGGGCATGCACGGATTGAGCAGGGTCACGGCGTTCGAGGATGGGAGCGACGTGCAGACGTTCGAGATGAAGGGCTACGCGTTCCCGACGACGGTGTTTGCGGCGCCCGGGTCCGGCTACTCGATCACCGTCGCGTTTTCGTGTGACGGCGGGATCAACTTCGAGAACTGGGCGGCGGGGGCGGTGACTGCATACACGACGAGTGTCTTCGACGCGCCGATCTCGCACCTGAGATTCACGCGCGCACAGACGGCGTCGCCGACGACCGGCAATGAATCGCGCGCGGGGGTCTGCTGATGATTGGCGCATCGATGGTGGGAGTTGGTTCCGGGCCTGAGCGTCGGAGGGTTGCGAGCCCGATTTATCACATTGGGATCTACGGAGCGAGGTGCGACGGCGTCTATGTGAAGGATGCTGTCTGCACCAATGGCAGCGCCATCGTCACTTCGGCTTCGGCGTCTTTCACTGGGGCCGACGTCGGAAAGCTGTTCGTGATCATGGCGCGTTCCGGCTCCGGTTCGCAGACTCGGATGCGCGGGACAATTCTGTCTGTGCAGTCCTCGACGCAGTTCACTGCGGCGGCGGCGAGCGCGGTATCCATAACCGGCGGTGGCTTGCTCTACGGAACAAATGATGCCGCAGCAATTGAGAAGGCAACTGTCGCGGCGACGGCGACAGGCGGCACGGTGTTCTTCCCGGATGCCATCACCATCACCAACCAGGAACACACCGTTCCGGGTGGCGTGCGATTCCAGGGCGTAGGCCAAGACTATTGCGGCGTCCATGATGTGCCGACGCGCGGGTCCACGCTGGCTCTGATCGGGTTTCTGTCTGGCCAGGCGGTCGTCGTGCTCGGCGACGATCAGGTGTCGTTTGCGAGCGGCGAGACGATCGCTTGCATCGAAGACATGAACGTTGACGCCATAAACGGTGCCAACCGCGCGGTTGAGACCTATGGAAGGCGTTGCCGAGTCCGGAGGTGCACGATCTGGCGGGGCAACGGTGCCGCCGGCTACAACGGCGGTCCGGATAGCTGGTGGATCGGCAACATTCTCGGGCAGCAGAACGACGATACGGTGCTGGACTCCCGCACGGGAGACGCCCATTTTTACGACAACGTGTTGCGGCAGGCAGGAAACGGCGCCACGACGGAGGCACCATTCCGGTCCGTGAACAGCTCAAACATGATCTACAGGGGCAATCACCACTTTCGCGGCGGCGGCGGTGAGTCGTTGTCGTCGAGCTACCAAGGGCCTGGGGTGCTGATCCGCAGCACCGGATCGGACGGAGTGCACAGTAACATCAAGATCGACCTGAACGATTTTGACGGCAGCTATGGGCCGCACGTGATGGTCAAGGTCGGCGAATCAGCGCCGACTGAACTTCGCGCGCTCTCCATATCCCACAACACGCTCTTTCAAGCCGGAGGCTTTCCGGCGGCAACATTCCCTGTCGTGCAGTTCGTGCCGGAGTCTGGGTCAACGATCTTCGCCAAGGTCCATGGCAATGAGGGCATCGGCGCGCTTCCGCATCCAGTGACGGCCGGATATACCTACATCGCGACCAACACCGGAGCGGGAACGGTTGTCGCCCAGGTGACAGACAACGATATCCACGACTGCGCAGATTTCTGGTCTGGTTTCACCCCGACGCACGACCACGGAAATCGAATAACCGCGGTCGGAAGCTCGACGCCTGTCTGTTCCGGAGAATTCACCACAGAAGTCACCGTCAGCACGGCGGAACTGCTGGCGCTGAACGCGACGCCGAAGACTCTGATCGCCGCTCCGGGCGCTGGTCGGGCTCTCGTCTTTCTCGGCGCCCAGTTCTGGTACGACTACAACTCCGCAGCGTACGCCGGGATCGCTGGAACCGAGGAACTTGCGATCCGCTACACCGGCACGGCGGGGGCCATCGTCGGCACGTGCGAGCCGACCGGGTTTCTTGACCAGACGGCGGACGAGACGAGGTGGGTATACCCGTTGAGTCCGAACACGGCGCCGGACACGTCGATCGAACCTCCGGCGAATGCGCCTCTCGTCCTGCACATGACGGTGGGCGAGATCACGACCGGCAACAGCCCGCTGAAGATCCGCATCCGGGCGCGGATGATCCCGACGAGCTGGTGAGCGCCATGATCGACGAAGCACGAGCCGCTGCCGATGCCGCCCGAGAGGCGGCCAAGGATCCGTTGAGCTATCCACTGCTGACTTACCTCTGGGTGTTCCTGCTGTCGGCTGCCGGCGGATTCGTGTCGTTCATGCGCAAGGTTCAGCTCGGCGTTTCGCGGTGGTGCAATCTCATGGAGTTTCTCGGCGAACTCGTGACCGCGGCCTTCGTCGGCGTGCTGACTTTCTGGCTGTGCGAGGCCGCCGGAATGTCGCCGCTGCTCACCGCAGCGCTCGTCGGAGTGACAAGCCACATGGGGACGCGGGCCATCTTCCTGATCGAGAAGATGGCGCAGCGAAGCGTCGAGCGGCGGCTCGGGATTCAAATGAGCGACGAATCGGGAGGGAAGGAATGACGCAGCTCTCGGCGCACTTCACTTTGGCGGAAGCGATCGTCTCGCAGACGGCTGCGCGCATGGGGATCGACAACACCCCGGACGACGCGATGATCGGCGCGATGCGGCAGACCGCGCAGTTCCTCGAGCGCGTCCGGTCGGTGCTTGGGCACCCGATCATCGTCACGAGCTGGTACCGGTGCCCGGACCTCGAGCGGGTGGTGGCGGGGATCGCGCCAGGCCGGCCGCTGTCGGGGCATCACCCCCTCGGGGCGGCCGTCGACTTCGTGTGCCCGGCCTACGGGTCCCCGTGCGACGTGGCCACCCGGCTGTCGGCGATGGTGCCGGTGCTCGGCATCGGCCAGCTCATCTACGAGTACGGGGCGTGGGTCCACATCTCCCGCCTGCCGGTAGCGCCGAGCAACCGGGTGCTGACCATCGACAAGCGCGGCATTCAAGTCGGGATCGTGCCGTGACGCTCCTCCTCGCCCACTGGCGATACGTCGTCATGGCGGCGCTGGTGGCCATGATCGGCATCCAGACGGCGTGGCTCCGTGGTGCGCAGTCCGACGTCCGTGCGCTCCGGGCCGAGGTCGCCCAGTTCCGGGCGGCCTACGACGCCCTCGCCGGGTCGGTGCAGCGGCAGAACGCGGCGGTCAACGAGTGGCAGGCCAAGGCCGAGCAGGCGGCACAGGCTGGCCGCAGGGCGCGCGAGGAGGCCGGGCGGGTGGTAGCGGAGCACAGGAGGTCGGCGGACGCGCTGGCGGCTGCCGCAGCGGCTCCGGCTGCCGGTCTGGCGTGCGTCGATGCGGTGGGGGTGGTGCGGGCGGATCTGAGGCGATGAACGTACTGCAACGGGGCGACGACGGCCGGATGCTCTTCGAGTGCCCGGGATGCGACATGCTGCACGGGGTCTACGTGAATCGGGAGCAGCGCCCGCGCTGGGACTGGAACGGCAGCATGGACAGCCCGACGTTCTCGCCGTCGATCCTCGTGACTTGGGAGTGGGGCGAGCAGCGCAAGAAGAAGGTGTGCCACTCTTACGTGCGCGACGGGCAGATCCAGTTCCTCAGCGACTGCACGCACCAGCTGGCCGGGCAGACGGTGCCGTTGCAGCCGATCGACAGGTGACCTTACGATGATTCGTACGATACGGATTCTCGTAAGCTCGGCCCTGCTTGCCGGCTGCGCGTCCGGCCCGCCGCCGCTGCCGGTCGAGGTCAGGGTGCCCGTTGCCACTCCCTGCATCGCCGCGCCGGTAGCCCGCCCGGAGCTGCTCACGGACGGCGCCCTGGCGGCGCTCGATGACTACCGCCTGGTGCTCGAGCTCGCACGCGATCGCCGGCTCCGGCAGGGGTACATCGCCGAGCTGGAGGCGGTGCTCGCCGGGTGTCGGTAGGCGTCTACGCGCGCCCCGCAAACCCGCGCCAATTCGTGGCGCTTCTAAGCGCCAGTGCGCAGACACTCTGACCATACGGCCTTGATTCTTCGCGGTTCTCAGGCAGCATGGGGTGCAGGTGGTCGGAGGTTCAAATCCTCTCGCCCCGACCAAAAATCAATGACTTAGCGTGACGGCATCGGCCCTTCGGGGCCGTTTGTCTACACACTGTCTACGCTTTGCGCTTCCGGCGGGTCGATCCAGTCCAGGCCTGCCGCCTCGATGTACCTCTGAGTCATCCCGTCCGTGGTGTGCCCGCCGAGCCTGCGCGGGTCCAGGCCTTGCCGCTTGGCGTCGGTCAGTGCGCGCCGGCGAAGATCGTGGAAGTGCGCGCCCTCGACGCCGGCTGCGATGCACGCCCGGCGCCACGCGCTGTGCGCGCCGTGGTAGGTGAGCGGCTGGCCGCGGCGCGTGCAGATCACCCACAGGCCTGACACCTTCGTCGCCTTCTTCGCGCGGGCGATCACGCCGGCGAGCCTGGGCGTCATCCTGATCGGTACGGCCGCACCGCTCGAGCCTCGCACCTTCGCCGGGCGGAACACGATGCCGGCCGGCTTCACGTCCGCCCACTTCAGCGCGAGCAGGTCGCCGATCCGCTGGCCGGTGACGAGTGCAAGGTCGACGAGCACGGCGGTCATCGGCGAGCAGTGCGCCTTGATGGCGACCAGCTCGTCGTCGGCGATGTAGCGCGATCGCGCGGTGATCGGGTGGCCGGAGATCTCCCGGACCGGATTGTCGTCGCGATGCCCGCGGCGCACGGCATACGACATGATCGTCCCGAGCAGGGCCCTGTATGCATTGCCAGCGCGGGGGCGATCGGCCCACTGGTCGACGAAGTCCGCGACGTCAGTCGGTCGCACGTCCGCGACGTCGAAGGCCTCGAAACCATTTGCAAGGACCGCGCACATGCGCTCGTACTCCATGCGAGTCTTAACGGCATAGCCTGGAAGTGCAGCAGTGCGCCACGCCTGGATAATCGCCGGCATCGCGCTCGTCGACGGCGCGCGGTGCGCGGCGGCGATCGCCTCGTACAGCGCTGCCGGCCCCTGATCGACGCGGGACAGCGGCACCCATCGGCGCTTGAGCCGGCCGCCGGCGGCTCGCTCCGTCGACTGCGCGAGCAGGTAGTAGGCCACCTTGTAGATGGGAAGCTCGCTGTGTAGTGCCATGCTGGAAGACCTAGAAGACCGAATTACTTAATGAGCAATCTGCGGACGGCGCGGACACGCAACTCCGCCGACTTGAGGTTGACGCCCTGGTAGCCGTAGCCGAAGCGCTGGAACCAGGCGTAGTCGTCGTAGCCGGCGTACTGCGTCGACGACCAGTACCAGTTCTCCTCGAAGGACTCCGCGCCACCCGTCTGGAACGGCTTGAGGGCACAGCGGGCAGGGGTCTTCGGCAGGTAGGCGTAGCCGACAGGCTCGCTCGACGGGTTGTCCCCGCGCCAGCAGTAGTTCAGCGCCTTGCCGGACTTGAACGCGCGGTACAGCAGCTCGAGCTCGTCCCGCGCTGGGATGTGCATGCCGTTGTCCAAGGCCCACTTCGCGACCGTGCTCCCGGCCTTGGCCATGGCCTTCGTGTTCGCGACGCCGTCGAAGAAGCTCATCGCGCCAGACACTCGCTTCGTCGAGTCGTTCCAGGGAGTCTTGTCGTGCCCGCTCTCCGACTTCGGCGGCAGGATCAATGCGAACAGCTCGCCGGCGACGCGGATCTTGCCAGCGTAGAAGCCGCCTTCGAGGGCGGCGCCCAGCGTGGTTGGAATCTTCGGTGCTGCGGTCTTCTTCATGATGGTCCTTTCGTGGTGAGGCGGCCGGAAGCCGCGGTGCTGCGGTGATCGGGCAGGCGCGGCGGGTTCAGGGTCTCGCCGCGCCCCAGTTCGCTCCGTTCAGGCCTGCGAAGGTTCGGTTGTTCTGACTTCGAGCCGATCCTCGTCGAACCACTGGGGATCGGTCGGCTTGCCGTCGGTGCTAGGCGGCGCTTCGACCTGTACGCGCGGATTTCCGGAGATGTATTCGACGCGGGCTGTGGCAATGCCGCGAATCCCGGTGAACTTGTCCTGCACGGTGCTGCCGAGCTTGATCATGCTGTACTCCTGGACGGTGAAATGCTTCAGGCGAAGTGTTTCGCCCACAGGCGTTCTAAGGTGGCGATCTGCTTCTCGGATAGATCGCCCGTTCGTCCCTCGCGCCGCCGCTCAACAAGCGACCGCGCGAAAGATTCTTCCCACTCGGTCAAATCGCCGGTACCAAGGCAGCCGGAGACCTGCTCGATCATGGTTTGTGTGCTGACGTGCTTCACCGCGGCATATCCCGGACACGCAGATCGGCTGGCCACTCGGCCGGGTCGGCGCCCTTGCGGTCGCGTAGCCACGCGCACCGATCGCCGCAGTGCGCCTCTCCCTCATGCGCTTCCTGGAAGTCGCACATCCCGTCCTCGTAGCTGTCCTGCTCGTTCCGGAGTCGGTTCACGCACCAGCCGCGCGGCTTGTGGCCGAGCTGCTTCACGAAGCACGCCACTCTCGCCGCCTCGCACTGCTCGACCGTCGAGCGGATCCACGCCACGTCACACGGGCGCGCGCCGGGGCCGGACTCGCCGCCAACGATGATCAAGGCGATTCCAGAGAGCGCCGGGACTACGGTGCCCCCGCACCGCATGGCGATGCGCGCGAAGTCCACCGGCCCGAGCGCCGGCTCATACGAGACGAACCGCACCGCCGCCGGAGTTTGCAGCAGCAGCGGGATGCGCTCGTTGGCCGTGGCCTGGTCCTCGACGCTGACGCCCAACCAGACGTTCGGCAGAGGTAGTGAGTAGTCCCTCGCGCGCAAATCTTGGAGGCGACGATCGAAGACGCTAAACTGCGCCCTCCTGCCGAGAATTTCTTCGGCATCCTCTTGCGCCGCATGCTCCATGCTGCGATACACATCGAGAAAGTCCTCGCTGGTCAACATCGCCTGCATCTGCGCGGGGCGCTTCGTCAAGACTTGAAAGGTGTGCCAGTGGGCGCGCGCCATGTACGCAAACACGCTGGCGAGGTCTTCGGTGAGAACGCGCTCGTGAAAAAGATCGCTCATCGAGTTCACAAACACGCGCCGCGGCTTGGTCCAGCGGAGCGGTGCATCGAGCAGTTCCGACATGAATCGCACTTGGCCCGTCCATGCCGGACCGTGGCTCGTGCGCTGGATCAGCCCTGCGTACCCGGACTTGATCTGCCGGATGGCCTGTCGCTCGGCGTAGCAGTGCTGGCAGCCGGCTGAGACGCGAGAGCAGCCGCGCACAGGGTTCCAGGTGGTATCGGTCCACTCGATGCCGGTCTTGTCGCTCACGATCGGTCTCCGTTCCCATGGCGCGGGCAGTGCTTCCTCGTGCAGGTGCACGCCTCTGCCAGCTTGAAGTCCTTGCAGTGGGCGTTCGGGCCGTTGAGCATGAACTGCGGTGACCGGCCGAAGATGCTTTCGGCCATCGCGACGGGGTGCGCGCAATAGAATCCATCCGGATCGGCAGCGCCGTGCTTGCATGTGCAACATTTCCCGGTTGCGTATTCCATGATCAGCTCCCCATCTCGATGCGATCGGGGAAGCCGACGCGCTCCGATACCTTGTTGAACTTCTCCGCGGCCGCACGGCCGAGGTCCACCTCTAGCACGTGGGCGAGAAGATCCAGATAGGTCAAGACGTCCGCGAGTTCGTCCGCGATCTGTTCGGCCGTCGGACTGAACTTGTTCCCTGGAAGCCCGTCGCGCTCCCTGTTCCGCATCTTCAGAAGCGAAGCAAGCTCGCCGAGTTCGCCAGTGACTGCTGTCATCCAGTCAGAGGGAGACCACGAGTCGATGCCTGCGGGGTGCCACTTCGCGCAGCGCGCGACGTTGGCGGCGCGAAACGCCGCGAAGGTTAGGCCAGAGATTCGGGCATGCTCGCGCAGGATGCGTGCGAGGCTCCGCAGTTCGTCGTGGACCTCCCTGTCCGCCTGTCCCTCGTAGTACACGATCCATTCGCCACTCGCATCGGTGTTGTCGCGTCGCAGCGCGTCTGCCTCGGCATCGAGGATGTGGGCCGCGCGGCGCATCTCGTCTGCGGTCATCTCTCCACCCTCCTGAACGTCAGTGCCCATACCCACGGGCTCGCTTCCCACGAGCCGGGGCCGTGGATGGACTGCCAGAGGTCGCGGAAGCATTCGCACGCCTGCCCACGCACAGCGTAAATCAACGATCCTCCGTTGTGCGTCTCTACAACTTGCCCAATCGGCGTGCGCTCTCCAGTCGGACGGAACACTCCCTCTGCTACCGCATCCTCCTCGCTGATCTCCTGCAACCGCTGCACCCGCACGTCGGTGATCTCCAGCGTGATGCGGGAGGCCCAGCGGGGCATGTGGATGGAGGGGCGCGGCTTGCTCCAATCGCCATCTTGCGGATTGCCATCTGCCCAATACCAAACTTCGCCGGTATCGGAGAAGCCCTGCGCGTCGTTGTGTGTGTAGGAGAAAGTCTCACGACACCACAGCCGGTCGCCGGGAGCGCCGAAGGGGCAACGCAGGCCACGCCCGTGTCCATCCTCCAACCCAGACGCAACGAACGGCGACTTGCGAACGCCCGCATGCGGCTGCGGCTTCACGATTCGCCGCGTCTGCGTCTGTCTCCCGTCGAGGATCGCCCGCACCATCGGCGCGGAGAACAGGATCGGTCGTTCCTTCGGCGCGGTCATCGCTCCCCCTTCTGCTTGGCCCGGTGCTTGCGCGCGATCTGTTCGCGCTCCTGCTCTGTCACTGACTGATCCATGTACTCTTCGGCGTAGTCGATGAGAGCTTGGCGCAGGATGTCGCGAGCCTTTCTTCCTTCAGGGCTGCGCGCGATGTCAATCGACGTGTTCATGATCGCGACCGCATTGCACACTGCGGCGTGTAGGTTATCGCTCATTTCGTCCTCTCCGTCCGGGTCGCGGCGCGGTAGCGTTTCGCTGCCATCCACAGGCCGGGCGAATCGGTTACCTTGCCGATGTTCTCCGCCATCTCCTCCGCCGCTTCGAGGGCGGCGCGGATGCGGTCGTAAAAGACGTTATCCACAACGATGAAGTACGCATCAACCTGGGCGGCGGTCGGGTGTGTGCCGGGTCCGTGCGGACACGACGCGGCAGCCTCCTCTATCTCCCGCACGAGCGGGCAGCGGGCGGCGGTCATGAACCCCCCTCTAGCACGGCGTCAAGCACCCCTATCGACTCGCGTGCATGTTCGTACTCTACGTTGAACCGCGCAGTGCTCTGCCATGATGACCAATACGTCGCCTCAAGCGCGCTCACCAATTCGCGCGCAGCGTTAACTACGTTGCGCAGTGCGGCGAGTTCTTTCGTTGGAATTGTGGTGAAAGTGTCTCGGACATAAATTCCGCCTCGGTCGGTCATGCCCCCTCCTTCGCGGCGCGGATGGCGGCTGCGCATTGCGACGCGGTAGCCTCGCGCCGGTATTCGTTGCCTGCATGGTCCTTGGCGTACACAAGCGCCTCGCACACCCTCGCCGCCTCCTCCAGCACTTCGTCGCGGATGAGGGCGGCGAAGCGGCGTGCGGCTTCGATTGTTGGCGCGTTGCTTGGCGTCGGCGTCTCGGTCATCTCATCCTCTCAGGTGGTGGGGCGGCATCCACGCCGCGCTGCCCCTGGTCTCTACCTACAGCGATGAATGGTCACGCCAGGCTGCGGCGGCGGGTCCGCGACGTCGGCCAGCGTCGCCCTCCGCTTGGCGAGCGTCTCGTCTGGCAGCTTCATCAGGCCGAGTGCCTGCCGGCGCCGGGTCACAGCGCGCGGCGATCGGCCGAGAGCCTGCGCGATCTCCGCATCGGTCGCGATGCCAAGGTGCACCAGCTCGCGGATGCGGGCGTCCTCGCTGGCGGTGAAGGGGCGACGGTCGGCGCTCATCGCAGCGTCTGCCCCATGTCGCTTATCCTGTCCGACAGCACGGCGTCCAAGCGGGTGAGCCAGTCGTCGAGGAAAGCCCGGTGCCTGCTCAGGCTGTCCTCGATCTGGTTCGCTGCCGCCCGCATCTCGTCAGCCGCCGACCGCATCGACCTACCCGCCGAGCCGACTTCTTCGGCGCCCACCAGGGTGACGTAGTTGCTCATCGCTGCGGCTCCCAATTGCCGTTACTCACCCGCCCGCGCAGCGTGCAGGCACCGGCCATCGCCTGCCGCCACAGCTTCGTGCCGGCCGGGTTTTCTCGTCCCCGGCGTCTGTCTCGACGCGCACCGTACACGCTCTGCTCCACAGCACGCTTCCGCTCGGACATCCTTGCCCAATCCACTTCCGCGCCAACGCCCGGCATGCCTGCTGCTGCTGCCATCAGTGCTGCTGCGATCAAGCGTGAATTCGTCATCTCATCCTCTCATGGGTGGGGCGGCATACACGCCGCGCCGCCCCGTGGGCATCACTCCGCCTCGACCGCAGCCCGGCGCGAGCGCCGCGCTTTCGGTGCCTGCGTCGTTTCACGTTCGGCCGCTTCCGTCTCGCCTTCGGCCTCGTTCGTTTCATCGAACGCCGGGTTGCTGCTCGTGCCGGGCCCCTGCGTGCCGTCGATGACATCGGGCTGCGCGGGCTCTGGCTCGCTCCTGATCTCCTCGACGGTGATCTCGATCGCCTTGCCCTCCAGCATCATCGCGAGCTTGCCCATGTACTCCGGGTGCTCCTCGACGTCGGGGTGCCACTGGATCCTGAAGCGAGCCTCGACGCTCCCGCCGTCCTTGAGCGTGAGGGCGAGCTTGTTGATCGTCGCCCCGTGGAGCACGACATCGCCGTCGTCGCGCACGCCGTAGTGCAGCGTGACCCGCACGCCCGTCCAGTCGCGGTCCCACTCGATGGGGGCGAGCTGCGGGAAGCTCAGCACCGGCCGGTGGTCCTCCTGGTCGAGCAGGTCTTTGTCCGTCAGGCGCTCGTAAAGCGCCGCGCGCAGGCCGAGGCACAACTCGTCGAGGAAGGTGTTCGGGACCGTGATGCCGATCTTCAGATCGCAGGCGAGCCGGTCCTCGTCGCCGGCCTTCTCGGTGCGGGTGTTCATGTGCAGCAACTGCGCCTGCTTTTTCGCGAGACTCCACATGGTGCGGTGACTCCTTCGGTCGGTGGTGATGTCCTGCGGCCGGAAGGGCCACAGGTCTGGAATGGTGGGGCTCACGCTGCCTGCGCTTCGTCCTGCGCCTCGATCACGCCCCGCTCGATCCAGTGCGCGCCGATGGTCTCGGGCAGGGACGGCGGCAGCGCCTTGAGGGTGCCGAGCACGATGGCCGAGTCAATCTCGCCCGTGTCGGCGAGCACGTCCAGCCAGCCGAGCGCCTCGCTGCGCCCGCGCATGTCGAGCACATCGAACCGGTCGAGCACCATGATTCGAAGCTCGGACAGGTGCGCGATGGCCTCGCAGATCATGACGTCCGCCCGCCAGCGCTCGGACTCCGACAGCAGGCGGTACTCCCGCCCGTCCGCGGTGATGGACATGTCCTCGCCGATGCGCACCGGCTTCCAGCCTGCGTCAGCGGCAGACTGGGCGAGCCGCTCGTTGATCGGCCCCAAGGCTTCGGCCAGCAGCTCGCCGGGGATTCCGTCCGGGGCGAGGGCCTCGGCGATCTTCGACCATGCCAGCACGTCGGCGTGGTGCCGGCGGGCGTCCTTGGTCTTCCGGTCCGCGGCGTCGAAGCGCTCGTAGGCGGCGCGCAGCTTGCGCTGGAGTGCCACCTTCGTCTCGAGCTCGGTCGCGATCATCCCGACATTCGACGCGACGATGTCCGGGTGCTGCTTGGGCTCCGCGGGGATGTTGTCCTCCATGGCGCGCACGTCCTGCGCGGCCCGCTCCGCCGCGTTGCGCAGGGCGACGTGCGCGGCCAACGTGCGCTCGGCATCCGAGACCGTGGCCTTCAAACCTGGGATCTTCCCAAGCGCCTTCGGGTCGTGCGGCACCGGCGCAGGCGCCGCGTACTCGACGAGAGAGCCATCGGCCTGCGGGACGAGCTCGACGCCGCACGCCGGGCAGGCGCACGTCTTCGGTTTCGGGGGCGGAGCCGTCCCAGCAGCCAGCCTCGCCGCCTCCAGCGCCCCCTTGGCCGCAGAGAGCACTGCCTCGGCCCGGTTCACTGCGGCCTGATGAACTGCGAACTCCGCCGCCTGGTTCCTCATCGCCGCCAGTTTCTTCCCATACTCGGCGAACCGGTCATGTTCCGACCTCGCCGCACCCAGCCGGCGCTGCGCCTCCGCATGATCCGCGCGGAGCTTCTCGATCGTGGCGTCTAGCGCCTGCAGTTGCGCGGCTTCATCGGTCTTCCAGTCGCCCGGATCGGCCTTCCACGTCTTCGCCTTGACCTCGCCGTAGGTCTCACCGGTGACGGCCTTCCACGCGCCCCTGGCTTCGGAGACGCGCTTGGTCGCTTCCTTGTGGGCATGCTCGAAGCCAGCGCGCAGGATCGGGGCGAACTGCGTCACCAGCACCGGAGCGCAGTCCCGGGCGAGCAGGCGACGCTCGATGGCCTTGGTGTCCGTGGCGACGTCCATCACGTCGAAGAGCAGGTTGCTGCGGGCGTCGCGGTCGCAGCGGGCGAAGCGCCCGGCGTCGAGCACGAAGGGCATGGCCGGGTCGCTGTCCTGCCAGACCTTGTCGTCGTGCTTCACTGCCCCGGCCGCCGTGATCGACACCACGACCGGCTCGCAGCCGTCGCGCTCGACGGTGATGCTCGCGCCCTTCGCGCCCTTGTGCACGAGGGCGGGGTATTCCTTCTTCAGCCCGACGCGGACCGACTCCGCGCACAGAGCGAGCCGCAGGGCCTCGGCGAGGCTCGACTTGCCGGCGCCGTTCGCGCCCGCGATGAGGGTGACTCGGTGCCGCAGCGTCAGGTCGACGTGGCGGAGGCCGAGGTAGTGCTCGGCGTGGATGCGGGTGATCTGCATGGCGTTCCTTGGGTGTGGGTGGGGCGGCGGCGGCGAAGCACTCGCACGCATCGGAGACTTTCCGCGGCGGTTTAACGTCACTGCGTCCTGACGTCGCCGCGCCGCCCCGTGGTCGTTACGTCTTGTGCGTTCCCTCGACGCCGCGCTGCATGCGCTTGAGCGTGCGCGAGTGCAGCCAGTGCAGCGCCTCTTCGATGTGGGTCAGCGCGCAGGCGTTCTCTTTGCACGAGAACGGGCCGGCCTGGAAGCTGCGCAGCCGGTCCGCGACGATGGCCAGCAGCGCCTCGTGCGTCACGCCGTTGACTCCGGCTTCCGGGATCGTGCCGTTCTGGAAGAGGATCGTGGTGTGCTTCGCCGGCTCCGCGTGACGCGTCACGAACGGATCGCTCGGATTCGTGCTGGAGTCGAACCCCTCGACCATGTACAGATGGTTCGCGCCGCCCGCGCCGGGCTCGTCGACGACGTTGATTGCCAGCCGGTCGTTCACGGGGTTGACCTTGTGTTCCGTTAGTTCACGCATTGCACTGCTCCTGTCATGCCCTCGCGGGCGGAATCGTCACTCGGCCGCGATGTCCCGCGCCGGCCTGCGCGCGGAGCGCTGCTGCGGCTGCTGCGCCCCGTTGCGCTTCTCGATGGCCTCGGCGACGGCAGCCTTCGCCGCCGGCCCGAGCTGGCCCGCGAGATCCTGCGCCCCCGCGTCGTCGCCCTTCGCCACCAGCGCCAGCGCGTCCTGCAGGCTCGGGCCGGTCGGCGCGTCGTCGGACTGGCGCTCGATGCCGGCCTTCAGGTCTGCGTCTTGTCGGGTGTCGAGGTCGTCGGAGGTCTTTGTCTTGTCCTCGACCTGCCCGCCGCCCGTCTCCTCGCCACCGGCCCCGCCATCGTCCTCGACGACCACGAATTCGCCCTCGAAGTGCGCGGGAACGCCCTTGTCGCCGGCATCGATCAGCCGCTCGGCGTTCTGAAGTTCGATCGACCGCGGCAGGTACTTGCACATGCGGCGTACCAGCGTCTTGCGTGCCATCTCCTCCCAAGACGAAATCCACGGGTTGTCGGACTTGTAGCGCACCGCGTTCTGGTAGCCTCTGCTGCCGTCGCGAATGGTGTTGATGTCTTGGACTGACATCCACTCGACATGATGCGAGCCGTCTTTGAAGCGGGCCACGCCGTACACAAGGACCGGGTCGCCGCGGGGGCCGTCCAGCTTCGGCTTGTGCGTCAGGGTCTCCACCAATCCGAGGGAAAGCTCGAAATGGTCGTGCTCGTACACGATCTGCACGCTCACGCTGGTGATGTCGCCGCTGTTGCGGGCGAGTTTGAGCAGGCCGCGATAGTCCGGGATGCACTGGATCTCGACGGTGCCCTGCCGCTTGTTCTCGTATGGCACGAGATGCGCGTCGATGCCGGGCTCGAGCCCGAGCTTGCTCGCGTGCATGATCGAGTTCACGAACGAGGCGGGATTGCGCCGCGCGGCCTGCGCGAGTTTCGCGTTCGTCCGCATCATGCCAAGGCAAAGCTTCGCCATGCGCTCCTTGGTGATGTGCGCCGGCAGCACCTGCCCAATGCCGGCCAGCGCCTTGTTCAGCGCCTCCACGGCCGGATTCTGCGTCGCCTTCGTCGGCGTCTGGTCGGTCGCGACTGCCTTCAATGCCTGTCCTGCGCTCATCTCTTGCTCCTCGGTAGGTCGAATCGGAAGAACTTGCTCGTCTTGCTGCACTCCGCCGCGACGTCCGGGTGCCGGCTGCGCACGGCCTCGCTGTCGATGCGGTTCTGCTCTTGGTACGACAGCGCCAAGGCCGGCTCGCCATCCACCACGATCACATGCTTCGGCTTCCGGCTCGGCATGCTCGCCACGTCGGGCCCGAGCAACGCCACGGCAATCTGAAACTGGAGTTCCTTGATGCGCTCCTGCGCCACCCTCTCCGCAGCCTTCGCCGCCTTGTAGGCGTACACCTGATCGCCGAGTGCCTTGTCTGCCTGGACGATGAGGTTGACGTCGCGGCGCATGAGCCGCAGCGCATCCTCAAGCACGATCGGCTCGGGCGGAACCTTGGCCAGCACGTGATCCAGCCAGAACGCGATTGCCTTCGCGCGGATTCCGTCGATGGTCTCCTCGTCGCGCCGCAGGTCGTAGGTCACGAGGTTGTCGGCCCCGAACAGCGCGGCGAAGATGCAGCGCTGCCGCCCGGTGATCATGAGCCCGTACATCGCCTGCGCGGCGTAGTGGATCGGGATCTCGTCCGTTTCCATCTCGCCCCACTCGCCAGCGGCAAACGGGTGCACGGTCTTGACCTCGATGTTGACGGTCTCGCCGTCGATCACGGTCTCCGCGTCGATCTCGGCCGCCATCCACGAATACCCGGGGTCGCGGTAGCGCGCGCCGCGCGCGGTGATCTCGTAGCCGTATTCTTCGCCCAGCATGTCGAGCACGACGGGCTCCAGTCGCTTCCCCCGGCGGAAGAGCTTCTCCTTCGCGGCGTCCGGCGGCACGCCCTGGCCGAGTTTCTCTAAGTACACGTCGAGCGGCGTCTTCCACTTCGAAAGCCCGAGGATGGCCGCCACGTCCGACGATCCGAGGTAGGTGCGCCGGTCGAGCTGGCCGACGTCGAGGGTAGCCGCGATGTCGTTCATGCCAGCACCAGCAGCAGGAAGATCCACAGCACCACGGCCCCGACGACGCCCCACAGCAGGATGCCGGCCCCGTTGCCGTACTCCTCGTCGTACTCCTCGTCGAGCGGCCCGTGCATGCCGGCGTCGGCGCGGGTGCGGTTGAATCGGAGGGTGTTGTTGCTGTGGTCGCGCAGGACATTGGCCTCGCGCAGGGTGCGGTAGGTGCTCATGCGGATCTCCCGAAATCGTGAATGCGCGCCTGCGCCTGTGCTGCGGCTTCCTGCTCGCGGGCGATGTCCTCGGCGACGTCGGCGACGCTGTTCAGCAAGATGCCCACGGCTGCATGCTGGTCGGCTGCGTTGAGCCTCGGGATCAGCCTGCGCACGACGTCCGCTACCTGCACGCGGGCCAGCGCGAGGCGGGTGTGGGCGTTCATGCCGGACTCCGCGTCAGTTGTTTGATGCGCGCCGCTTGCCATTCGATGGCCTCAAGCGCGTTGGTGTCGTTCAGCGGGGCATATTTCGCGAGCATCTCGGCGTACGCTTGGTGCGCCGCTTCGCGGTAGCGACGGCGCTCGTCTGCCGCGCCCGGCGCGTCGGGGCGCATCTGCTCTCGGAGAAGTCGGCCAGGTCTCATGCCGCCTCCCGCTTCTCGTTCTCCCACTCGTCCCGCCGGTCCGCCGCGCACTCGAGCATGAGGGCGTGCTCGTCCGTCGCCTCCTCGTCGCGCATCTCGGCGTAGGTCTGCGCGTCGGCGGACAGCAGATCCTCGACAGCGATCACGCGCACCGGGATCTGCGTCCAGCCAAGCTGCTGGCAGGCGAGGATGCGGCGCTGCCCGGCAATGAGAGTGCCGTCAGGCTGCACGGCTGGCGGGTGAATGAGGCCGTGCACCTTGATTGATGCGGCGAGCGCGTCGATGTCGCCCATGTCCTTGCGCGCTCGCTCGCCGATGTGGATCGACGCAATATCGACGATCTCGCTCACAGCCACCTCCGTATCCGCAGGTCTTCCTCGGTCGCCGCTTCGTCCTCCTCCGTCGGGAGGCCCGGGCCCGCGATCCGTGAGTGCCAGTCGGGCGCGTGCTCGCGCCGGCGCTCGGTCCACTCTCGATCGGCGATCCACATGCCGAGGACCGCGCCGAAGATCAGGCCGACGAGGGCGGCGATCACGACGAAGAAAACAGGGGCATCGGCGATGGCTTCGGCGATGGCTTCGGCGATGGTGCTCATGCGTGAACCTCGTTGTCCGTGTTGACGGTCACCGGCTCCGTGAGGGGCGGAATCTTCTTCAGGATCTCGCGCGGGTAGCCGGTGCCCGCGCTCTTGTGCACCACGCGCTGGTCGGCCCTGTAGCGCAGGCAGTTAGCGCACACCGCAGCGCGCAGCACCTCGTCGCTGTGCGCCGTAAAGATCCACCCGATGTACGTCGTCAGCCCGCAGCACGGCATCGGCCGCACGACCTGCACGAGATCGCCCTTCCGGATGGTCTCGTCGCTCATGCCAACACCCACGCAAGCAGGACGACGGCTGCGAAGTACGGCACCCAGAAGAGGCCCGCCGTGTTCGGCGTGGCACGCTCTACTGCCTCAGCGAAGCGCGCGAGGGCGCGAGAGTGGCGGATGGTCTGCATCACGCGATCCTCCGAACGGTGGCGACGTCGCCGCACACGTTCGCGCGGACGATCGCCTCGGCGCAGAGCGGCACGACGCTGTTGCCCACGAGCCGCACCTGCGTGGTCTTCGTCATCTCCTCGCCATAGGCTCCGCGGTCGAGGATGTACGAGTCCGGGAACGCGTGCGCTCTGGCGAGCTCGCGCGGCTGGAGCATGCGCAGGCCGATGTCGACAATGCGGTACTGCTCGACGCCGATCGTCACGAGGCCCATGCGGTCCTTCGTGGGGATCGTGTGCATGGGCTCGCTGCACCGTGCCCACTGCCCGCCCTCGCTGTAGAACTTCACGAGCAGGGCGCAGACGAGCGAATGATGGTCGGTCGCCGTCACTGTGCCGATCGGTGCGCGCATGCTGGTGCCGACCACGCCCCCGTAATGCTTGGCGAGGAACGCGGCAACGAGCGCGTGCTTCTGCCCGTCGACGCAGGTGCCGAGCGGCTTCCCGAGCCCCGGCACGCGCGGGGCCTGCCCCGGGCGCTCGCCGTATCCGGTCTGCACCAGCGTCGGCACGATCAGGCCGTGATGCGTGCCGCCGGCGGAGATCGTGCGCAACGGATCGGAGATCGCATCGCCGTGCATGTGCGAGCGCTCGGTGCCGCGCAGCGAAGCGAGCACCGGCGTCGCGACGGCGAACTCCCCACGCTGTGCGCTGGTCACGGTGCGCAGCGGCTCGTCGATTGCATGCACGCGCACGCCGCCGGTATGGGTCATCGGTACGATGAAGGGCTGGGCCGCATCGATCACGAACCGCTGGATCCCGGCGGCGATCCGCCGCAGCGTGTTGTCGGCGAGCGGTCGCGGGCGCTCGAAGATGGAAGGGCAGGGAAGCGACCAGTCGATGCACTCCGCGGCCGTGCGGTACGGCTGCAGGCCGTCGCCGTGCGTCGGTGCCGGCCAGACAATCGGCAGGCCGTCACAGCGCGCGACCAGGAAGAGGCGCCGGCGGCTGGTCGGTGCCCCATGATCCGCCGCGATCATCTCCTGCCAGTCGACGTCGTAGCCCAGACCACGCAGTCGCCCGACGAAGCTGCGGAACGTGAGGCCCTTCCGACGCGGGCATGGCCGGCCGTCCTCGCCGATCGGACCCCAGTCGGCGAACTCCTCGACGTTCTCCAGTACGATCACCCGCGGGCGCACCGCCTTCGCCCAATGCACGGCGACCCAGGCCAGCCCGCGGATGCGCTTCTCGACCGGCTTCCCGCCCTTGGCCTTGCTGAAATGCTTGCAGTCCGGCGAGAGCCACATCAGCCCGACCGGTTTCCCGCGTGTCGCCTCGACGGGATCTACGCGCCAGACGTCCTCCCGATAGTGGCGCGTCGCGGGGTGATTCGCTGCGTGCACCGCGATCGCCTCGGCGTCGTGATTGATGGCGATATCGGGCGACCGGCCGAGAGCCCACTCGATCCCGAGCGAGGCACCGCCGGCGCCGGCGAAGCTGTCGACGATGAGAGCGTTCTGCCAGAAGCGCGCGATCGGTGAGCGCATCACAGCACCCCCCGCCGGCGCATGCTGTCCAGATGCTCGGACGCCCGATCCCACTCCGGCCCGCGCATCGAGGCGGGGACGGTCTCCAGGCACTCGCGCAGTTCGCGGTACGCCTCGGTCTCGTGCTCGATGCCGGCCTCGATGAGCAGGGCCAGCATCTGCGTGTCGGTCAGCCGGCCGAGACCGGCGGCACGGCGGCGCTCGTGCATGTCGGCAAGGCGCCGGCGGCTGAAGATGACGGGGAAGGTGTCGTACTGCGGTTCCGGCGGCTGCTGGCGGGGCTGTCTCATGGTCCCTCCGGGGTGATGTGGAGGGACGATAGCAACAGATTGCTAGAACTGTCAAGCAAAAGATTGCTATCTCGCGGCGCGATGTAGCGCCCAGATCTGCCGCGACGCAGAACCGGGCCCGGCCTTATGTGGCTGGCGCTACGGCTTCTTGCGTGGCTGCTGTGGGAAGTTGGGGCGCATCAACCAGTCGGCCGTTTCCTGGCCAACCTCGGAACGATCGACGAGCAGTTGCCATGTCGAAAGCCCGAACGCGCTTGCCACTATCTCCACAACGTCCAAGCGCGGCCCATGCTTCACGTCGTCTCGATCCGGGTTCAGGAGGTTGCTCACGGTGCGTTGGCGCACACCGCAAGCTGCCTCGATTTTCGGTTGCGAGTCGAGGTCGGGACGCGTGCTCATCAGGTGCCGCAAGTTGTCCGCCAGCACGATGCGGACTGAGCTCTTCATGGGGCGGCACCCTACACGATCGGTGTAGCAATGAGTTGCTTGCAGGGCTAGCAAACTTTTGCTATCGTGGCGGACATGGAACACGAAACCCTCCTCGACTTCGTCCTTCGCGAACTCGATTCGCGGAAGGGCACGTGGCGCGCGCTTGCGTCCGAAATGAGTCCCGAGAACACGGATAGCTACTACTCGTGGCTGACCAAACTGGCGCAGCGTCGCATCGATAACCCCGGCGTGATCCAGGTGCAGAAGCTCGCGGATCGGTTTCGCCAAGAGACCCAAGGCCGCGCCGCATGAACTGTCCCTGCCAGTCCGGCCAGCCCGCCCGCTACACGCCGACCGGCGAACTCTGGTGCTCCGCCTGCCAGCGTCCCCGCCGCATGCACGGCAAGCAGCGCCGGGCGGACGTCGACGCTCCCCGCGATGCGATCACCCGGCAGGCCCGCGCCCGCCGCGCCATCGAGGAGCGGCGAGACATGGAGGCTGCGAATGCTCTCTGACCTCCCCTGCTCGGGGCTTCCCCAGACCGGCCCAGAGTTCGCGCGCGGTGTCCTGACGGGCCGCGCGCGCTTTTCTTTCCTCTCCTGCGCCCCGGGGCAGCCCTGGCGGTGCTGCCGCAATACGGTCCGTGCGCTCGTGCTCCGCCCTCTTCTCCAGGGTCGGGCGCGGTGCAGGAGGGGCCCCGCATGAGCAGCGATCTCCCCAGCGCGGCCGCGATCCGCGCGGTGTGCGATGCCCTGCAGAACGGCGTCAACGTGGCGCCGCGGATCATCGAGCACACCGGCTACTCGAAGCGCGTCGTCTGGATGGTGCTGCAGTGGCTGCGCACGGAGGGCCACGTCGACATCGTCGAGGTCCGCGGGCTGCGCAGCACGCCGACCGGGCGCCCGCAGTGGAACGTGACGCACCAGCACCGGCTGCTCAGTCTGCCGAGCGTGGCGATCATGGAGTACGGGCCGAACGCCGTCCGAAAGGAGGTCGCGCCCCGAGAACCCTGGAACTTCGACGCGCTGCGCCAGTGCTGGGACCGACCGGTGATGCTGCCGGCCGGCTGCGTGCGCACCGTGACGCAAGGCGAGGCGGTCTGAGATGAGCGAGCCTGTCGACGAGTCGCCATCGACCTCAACGCCCGCCGCGCCCTGGTCGAGATCCGGCAGCGAGCGGAGTCGGCGCGCAGGACGTTGGGGCAGCGGATCAGGTGGGCGAGGGTGGCGGTGCGGAGGGCGCTCGGCCTGGAGCTGAGGGCATGAGCACGATTACATGCACGCCGGCCCAACTCAGTGCGAGAGAGCGGGGGAGAGCATGACCGACACCGAGCGCCCATCCCTGAACACGGTCATTGACCTCGGGGTGAAACGCAAGCATCCGCCCGGATCCGATGTGATGCTGGTGCCGGCCCCGCGCACGTGCGCGCACCTCAACTCGTTTGAGGTAGACGAGGCGTTGGCCGAGGTGACGTGCTGCGAATGCGGCGCCAAGCTCAATCCCATGCACGTGCTCAAGATCCTGTGCTCCCAGGAGTCACGTTGGCATCGCACGCGGGCTGCGTATCAGGAAGAGATGAAGCGTATTTCCGAACGCGAGCGGACGAAGTGCCAGCACTGCGGGCAGATGACAAGGATCAGCCGGCGATGACCGACACCGAGCGCGAGCAGGCGATTGCAGAGGCGCGGAACAGATGAGCAGGCCGAGCTTTCAGTTCTATCACGGCGACTGGATCAGCAACGCGAAGTTGCGCCGCTGCACACACGAGGAAAAAGGCGCGTGGATCGACGTGCTCTGCCTCATGGCGGACGGTGACGAGTTCGGCGTGCTGCGCTGGCCTCTCAAGGAGATCGCGCAGGCGGTCGGCTGCAAGGTTGCGGTATTGCACGCGCTGGTCAGAAAAGGGGTGATGAAGGGAGCAGACCCAGGGGAGTTGTGCGATGCGTACATCTACACGCCGAGATCAGGGCGCCGAACGCTCGAGCCGGTGACGCTGATCGAAGTGCAGGAGGGCCCGATCTGGTTTTCATCGAAGCAGGTGAGGGATGAACACATTGCGCGCAGACGTGCGGCCGGAGGGCAGCCGGATGGACGCGGGGTAGCTGCACCAAAGCCAGCCTTAGATGCTTCACCAAAGCCCCCCTTTGGTGAATCACCAAAGGCCGGTCAAGGTGCGAGACCTCCTACTCCTACTCCTTCTCCGTCTCCTGCTCCACCAGAAAAGCAAGCGCTCTCCCAACCGCCGGAGCATCCTGAACCGCCGGGCGCTACCCGCCGCGGTACGGTGTGCGCGCTGCTGCGGGAAAAAGGCGTCGACGTCACCCCAGGCAATCCGCTGCTGCTCGGCTGGGTCGAGTCCGGCGCCACGGATTCCCAGCTCGTCGAGGCGGTCGAGCGGGCGAGGCAGCACAAGCCGCCCCCGGACCGCATCCCCGCGGCGTACCTCGACCCGATCGTGCGCGAGGTCATCGCTGGGCCACCCGCGGGCACCACCGGCAGCGGGAAGCCGGCCGAGCCGGCGTGGTGGAGCAGCGAGCGCGCAACGATCGCGAAGGGGCAGTCCGTGGGCTGCGTTGCCCGCCCCGGCGAGGACATGGCGACCTATCGGCAGCGGGTCCGCGAGGCCATCGCGAAGCAGTCCGGGGAGGCTGCATGACCGATCCCGTGACGAAGCCCGGCGACATCATCCACATCGACACCGGCCGCGCCGTGCAGGTCATCGATGCAGTCCTGGCCGACTGGCCATGCATCGACTCGGACGCCGGCACGGTGCGCTGCGTGGTCGTGCGGACTCGGCCGACGAGGCGGGAGCCGCTGCGCAAGGACGATCCCCGCGTCGGCATCACCGAGCGAATCCTGGCAAGCCTCAGCTGCTCACGGAGGGCAGCATGATCATCGGCATCGACCCCGGCATCAGCGGTGCGATCGCAGCGGTCTCGGACGGCGGTGTGCTGCTGTGGGTGCAGGACATGCCCGTCCGAGATGCCGGCAAGAAGGCGAGGAAGCAGCGCGAGATCGACGGGGCCGAGCTCGCCCGCATCCTGCGGCCGCACGTCGCCGACATCTGCTGCGCGTGGGTGGAGGAGGTCTCGGCGATGCCGGGGCAGGGCGTGTCGAGCATGTTCTCCCTCGGCGACTCCCGCGGCACGATCCGCGGCGTCCTCGAGGCCCTCGGCATCAGCGTCGAGCGGGTGGCGCCGCAGCGGTGGAAGCGCGCCTACGGACTCGACAGCGACAAGGAGGCGGCGCGGGCGCTGGCGATCCGGCTCTACCCGACGCGCTCCGGCGAACTCGCCCGCAAGCGCGACCACGGGCGGGCCGAGGCGGTGCTGATCGCGAGGTACGGAGCGCAGCAGCAGCGGGCGGCGGAGAACTTTCTCGGCGAGGCAGCGTGAAGCCCTCGAACGACGACGACCGCCGCGTCCCGCTCAACTACGGCAGCCGGTCCATGGCCCGCGATCCCGCGGTGATCTACGAGCAGCAGGAGGCACGCACCTGTGCGGGATGCGTCTACGAGGCGAGAGTGGCGATCGGTCACGGCTGGGTCGCGCACTGCGCGATCGGAAAGCGGTACGGACGGAGGTGCGGGCGGTATGACGAGCGACAGCCGGAACGAGTATGAGCACCCGCGCCTCGACTGGCACCTCGACAATTGGGCGCGCTACATGCGCGAGCACGACGTCGAGGAGTTCGAATGCAAGATCGTCGACGTCTACCAGTCGGGCAGCGCGGACTTCGACACGATGTGCGACCACATGGAGCGGCGGTGTGCGATTGCGATGGAGGCCTTGGTCAATGACCTTCCGCTGCCAGAGCGCATCGCGGTTCACCACTTTCACCTCGGTGCGGTGTGGCGCATGCACCGGGTGAGTATCGAGGACGTCTACCTTCGGGCTCGGGCCGGGCTGTCGGTGGGGCTGAGGGCGAAGGGGATCAGCTAGGGCGCTCTGGCCCCTACTGCCCCCGCTGAAACGTGAATCCCTTCACCTCCATGCACATCCGCTCCAGCCGGGCCTGCTCGAAGCCGGCAGTGAATCCGTTCGCGATCCCAGCCGTGGCCTTGGAGGCCTCGTACTCGCACTCCCGCTCGGCCTGCACCACCTGCTCGGGAGCAAGGCCGGGACGCACCCACTTCCCAGCAGGGGCGCATGCGCTGAGGGTCAGGGCAAGGATGAGGGAGAGGGTGCGCATGGGTGGCCTCATCGAGAGTTGACGAAAAGGACGGCGATGGACATCGACATGAGAAAGGTTCGGCGGGCCTACAAGACCCAGCGACGACAGGCTGCAATGCGTGGCATAGCATGGGGGTTCACGTTCGAGTCGTGGCTGGCCTGGTGGGGAGATGACCTTGCTCGTCGCGGGCCTATGGCGGACGAACTGTGCATGCAGCGCATCGCTGATCGCGGCCCATACAGCCCGGAAAACACGATCAAGGGACGCCCGGCCCGAAACGTTCTGACGGTAGCACATCGCAAGCGCCATGAGGCGGCGCTGCTGGCCGTCGCTCGCTTGGAGCAGGAGCGCGATCGCTGCATTGCCGAGCCGGAAGATACGCAGGATGACGATGAGGCGGAATTGCAGTCAATGCTCGGAATCGCGAACTCGCACGATTCGTACGTTGGCGTTTGATCCAGACGGGGAAACTCTGTTATTTTTCGGGCCGGGGCCGGTGCGCCCAAAGGAAACGCCCAGATCGGTGACGGTCTGGGCGTTTTGCATTGGAGGCCTGCATGGCGTGGTCCCGAGAGTCCCGGCAGTCTCGCGGCTACGGTGCGGCATGGGACCGTCTGAGGCTGCGCGTGCTGCGGCGGGACGACTACCTGTGCCAACCCTGCCTGCGCACGCACGGGCGCCCGACGCCGGCCTCCCAGGTCGATCACGTCCTCCCAAAGAGCAAGGGCGGCACGGACGACGACGCCAACCTCCAGGCGATCTGCCGCGCGTGTCACGAGGCGAAGACCCTGCGCGACAAGGGCGCCCGGCCTCGGAGGCGCGTAGGTGTCGATGGATTCCCCGTGGACTCGTAGGGGGATAGCGCCAACCCCTACGGGGGGGAGGGTCGAACCTTGAAACCGAGGTCGCTTAGGACCGACGCGCCAGCCTTTTTTTCGCGCGTGCAGGATAGCCCTTCCATTTTTCGACATGCCTGGCCCCCCAAAGAAACCGCGCGCGTTGAAGGTCATCGCCGGAACGGACCAGCCGTCGCGGCGTGACGATGCGCCGGCCCCGGAATTCGCGCCGGTTACGACGTTCCCGGAGCCGCCGATCCATCTGAATCCGGATGGATCCGCTCTGTGGCGCGAACTCGGCCCTCAACTCGTCGCGTGCGGCGTCCTGCAAGTCGTGGACCTCTATGCCCTCGAGCAGCTCTGCTACGCCTGGCAGCGATTCCGCCAGAAGGCGAAAGCCGGATTCGAGGTCACCGCGAGCGAAGACAACGCCCTCAAGGCGCTCTGGCAAGAATTCGGGCTCACGCCGGCCGCGCGCCGACGCGTCGCCGCAGGTACGGCGGAAGGGGGAAGGAAGAACCGGTTCAGCTCGCACGGCAAGCGGCCAGCGTGACTTCGTCGCGATCGCGATCGAGTACGCGCAGGCAGCGGCGGCGGATCGGCGTCGGAAGCATTACGGAAAGTGGGCGCAACTGGCTGCGAGGCGCTTCCTCGCGGACCTAAAGAGGGCCGATAGGAAGCGGGGAGCGCCCTTCGTCTTCGACAGGTGGCACGCACAGGATGCCTGCGAGTTCATCGAGAAGCTGCCGCACGTCGAGGGGCAATGGGCGACCCCGACGATCGTGCTGCATCCATCGCACGTCTTCTTCGTCGTCAACTTGTTCGGGTTTCGCAAGCGCGACGGATCGCGGCGGTTCACCAGGGCGCTGTTCGCGGTGGCAAGGAAGAACGCCAAGTCGACGCTCGCGGCAGCGATCCTGCTCTACTGCTTCTGCTGCGAGCAGGAGGTAGGGCCGCAGGTCATCACGGCAGCGACGACCGGCCAGCAGGCGCGGGTCGTGTTTGACATCGCCAAGCGGATGGTCGAGAAGACCCCGGATCTGCGGGAGGCCTTCGCGCTCGAGCCCTTCGCGCACGCGATCGCGAACTGGAAGGCCGGCGGGTCGTTCAAGCCGATCAACGCCAAGGCCTCGACGCAGGACGGCCTGAACCCGTCGCACGTCGAGCTCGACGAGATCCACGCGCACAAGACGCACGACCTGCTGAACGTGCTGCAGTCGGCTGCTGGCGCGCGCGGGAATCCGCTCTGGCTGTACACGACGACCGAGGGCTACGAGACGCCGGGCCCGTGGCCGGAACTGCGCACCTTCTCGCACCAGCTGCTGCAGGGTGTGCTGCCGGCCGAGGATACCGACCACTTCCTCGCCGTGATCTACGCGGTTGACGAGCAGGAAGGCGAGCCCGGGCAGCAAGGGTACGCGCCGCCGGATGACGACTTCGACGAATCGAAGTGGGTGAAGGCGAACCCGCTGATCGAGGTCAACGAGAAGCTCAGAAACGAGATCCGCAAGGCAGCGGCCGAGGCGAAACAGATGCCCGGCCAGCATGCCGAGTTCAAGATCAAGAGACTGAACCGTCAGTCGAGCGCGGCGAAGAGTTGGCTGCACATCCCGAAGTGGAAACTTTGCGCGGGGCCGGTCGACCTCGATCGGATGGAGTCGCTCGAATGCTGGGCGGGACTGGATGGCGCGGCAACGACGGACATCATGGCGTTCCGCTTGGTGTGGCGCGATGCGGACGGCATCGTCTACACCTGGGGGAGACGTTGGGTGCCGGCCGATGCGGTGGCGCAGCGCACCGAGCGCAAGACCGTGCCGTATGCCGCCTGGGTGCAGTCCGGCCTCATCACGCAGCTGCCGGGGCACATCCTCGACTATTCGGTGATCGAGGAGGAGATCGTCGCCCTGGTGCAGCGGTTCCGGCCGCAGATCATCGGCTACGACTCGTGGAACCTGCGGGATCTGGTCAACCGGCTCACCGCACGACTGCCGCAGCGAACGATGCCGGACGGCAAGGCGAAGTCGATCCTCGAGGAGTTCCGGCAGGGCCCGCGATCGTTCAACCCCGCGATGAAGGAAGCCGAGCGGCTGTACCTCGCCGGCAACCTCCGACACGGCGGTGATGCGGTCCTCAACTGGTGCGCGGGCAACGTCGTGCCCAGGTACGACGAGAACATGAACATGGCGCCGGACCGCAAGCGCAGCGCCGACAAGATCGACGACGCAGTCGCGTTCTTCATGGCGATCGGCGTGATGGGCGTACCGCCCGCGCCGAAGCCGGAGCATCAGTTCTTCGTTCTGTAGCACCAGCAACACCCAACCAAGGCCCGCCACTGCGCGGGCCTTTTTCATTTCGGAGTCTGCCATGCAGCGGATGTATGCCCGGATCGATTTCAAGGCGATGGGCGACGACGACGAGCGCGTCATCGAGGGCGTGGCGAGCACTCCGTCGACCGACCGCTACGAGGACGTCGTCGAGCCGGAGGGCGCGCAGTACAAGCTGCCGATCCCGCTCCTTTGGCAGCACGACTCGCGCTCGCCGATCGGTCTCGTCGAGAACGCGCGGGTGACGAAGGACGGCATCACGATCCGCGCGAAGCTCGCCGCTCCCGGCGTCTCCGAGCAGATCGACAAGGCCTGGTCGCTCATCAAGGCAGGGCTCGTGCGCGGACTCTCGATCGGGTTTCGCGCACTCGAGACCGCAGACATCAAGGGCACGTTCGGCATCCGGTTCCTGCAGTGGGAGTGGCTCGAGCTCTCCGCGGTCACGGTGCCGGCGAATGCCGACGCATCGATCACTTCCATCAAGCGATTCGACGACGAACAGCTGCGCGCCGCGTCAGGCGATACCGCATCCGGATCGGCGCGCGAACGCTCGACCTTCAAGCCCGGCGTTACGGGGAAACGTGCAGCACCCAACCCCAAAGGGGACGCCAAAGTGAAACCCATCATCGAACAGATCAAGGACTTCTCTGAACAGCGCCAGGCGAAGCAGGCCCGCATGGACGAACTCATCGACAAGGCGGCCGAGGCCGGCGCGACGATGGACGAGACGGAGCAGCAGGAGTACGACCAGCTCGAAGCCGAGTGCAAGGACATCGACGGCCACATCAAGCGCCTGGAGCGCCGGCAGGAGCAGATCGCGGCCAGCGCGAAGCCGGTCGACAAGGCCGCCGGCACCGACGCGGATGCCGCGTCGCGCGCTCGGGTGCCGGCGAACCAGATCCGCGTGCGCTCGAACCTCGAGCCCGGCCAGCGGTTCGCCCGCGCCGCGCTCGCGATCGCGCGCTGCCGCGGCAACCTGCACGAGGCCGTTGCCTATGCCATGGCACACAAGGGCTGGCAGGACACGAGCCCGGACGTCGCCAAGTTCCTGCAGATGAAGACCGCCATCCCGGCGGCGGACACCAGCACGAGCGGCTGGGCGAGCGAGTGGGCCTACACCGACAACCTCGTGAGCGACTTCATCGAGTACCTGCGGCCCCGCACGATCATCGGCCGCGTGCAGGGCTTCCGGCGCGTGCCGTTCAACGTGCGCGTCGGCGGCATGTCGGCAGGCACGAGCGGCTCGTGGGTCGGTGAGAGCGGGCCGATCCCGGTGAGCAAGGGCACGTCGACCTCCGTCTCCCTCGGCATCACGAAGGCGGCCGGCATCTCGGCGATCACGAAGGAGCTGTTGCAGACCTCGGCGCCATCGGCCGAGATCCTCGTGCGCAACGACCTCGCGGCTGCGGTGCAGTACGTGCTCGATCGCACGCTCATCGACCCCAACCTCGGCATCATCGCGAACGAGCGGCCGGCCGCCGTGACCTACGGTCTCACGCCGGTGACCCCGACCGGGACGAACTACGCGGCGCTCGCGGCGGACTTCAAGTCGCTGGTGGCGAGCATGATCACCGACAACATCGACATGAGCGGTGCGGTCTGGGTGATGTCGCGTAGCACGGCGCTCGCGCTGTCGCTGATGGTCACGAGCCTCGGCGTCTCGCAGTTCCCGGGCATGACCCCGGAGGGCGGGATGCTGTTCGGGTACCCGGTCATCGTCTCGCAGAGCGCCTACTTCGGCAGCGGTTCGCCGGACTACGGCAATCTCATCGTCTTCATGGTGCCGTCGGAGATCTACCTCGCCGACGACGGCATGGTCGACGTGGAGATGAGCGATCAGGTTTCCCTGCAGCTCCTCGACAACCCGACGAACGACTCGGGCGGCTCGACGACAGCGACCGCCATGGTCTCGATGTTCCAGACCGAGAGCGTCGCGATCAAGGCCGTGCGTTACATCAACTGGAAGGTGCGGCGCTCCAATGCCGCGGCCTTCATCCGCAACGCCAACTACTCGTAACGGGTAGCTGGAACGATGCGCCGGGGCCTGTCGTGGCTCCGGCGCGTCTTCAGGAGCAAGCACATGGATTCGCGCGACATGGTAGCGCTGGAGTCGTTCTCGTATCCGTTTGGCTCGCGGGATCTCAAGCCGGGCGATCGGTTCCGCGCAGTGTCGGACCTCGACGCGCATGCGCTCGCGCTCACGCGCAGGGCGCGGCCGTGCGGGGCCTCCGATGACGAGCAGCAGGCCGGCACCGCGGAAGCGGGGCCGCGTCGTCATTACAAGCGCCGCGACATGACGGCGCAGGCGTAAGGTCAGATCGTGCGCCTGTTCGGCTTGGAGATCACGCGCGCAAAGGCGCTGGTGCCGGCGCCTGTGCGTGGAGGCTGGACGGGCTCGCTGTTCGGGTTCTTCGGCGATGCGTACGCCGGTGCCTGGCAGCGCGAGGTGAAGGTCGACAACGCGCAGACGCTGCTCGCGCAGTCGGCCGTCTACGCGTGCATCAGCCGGATCGCGACCGATATCTCGATCATGCGCCCGATGCTCATGCGCATCGAGGGCGGTCCGTCCGGGATCTGGAGCGAAATCTACTCTGGCCAGGAGAGCCGCCGCGTTGCGGTGCTCAAGAAGCCCAACCGCTACCAGACGCGCCAGCAGTTCCTCACGCACTGGATCACGTCGAAGCTGATGTTCGGCAACGCCTACATTCTGAAAGAGCGCGACAACCGCGGAGGGACGGAGCGAGAGCGCGGGATGGTGTCGGCCTTGTACCCGCTCGACTCTCGCTACGTGAAGCCGCTGATCGCCGACGATGGGTCGGTCTGGTACGAGATCGCAGGCGATGCTCTCTCCGGGCTGCAGACCGACGTGCGCGTGCCGGCGAGCGAGGTCATCCACGACCGCTGCACGACCCTCTGGCATCCGCTCGTCGGGGTCTCGCCGCTCTTCGCCTGCGCACTCTCCGCGACACAGGGGCGGCGCATCCAGACGAACAGCGCGAAGTTCTTCGAGAACATGAGTCGGCCGTCCGGCATGTTGACCGCGCCGGGCAAGATCGACCCGGAGACGGCGAAGCGCATGAAGGACACGTTCGAGCAACTGTTCTCGGGGCCCAACCTGGGGCGGCTGTTCGTCGGGGGCGACGGGCTCAAGTACGAGCCGATGACCATGCCGGCCGAGGCCGCGCAGCTCATCGAGCAGCTGAAGTGGACGGTCGAGGACGTCGCGCGCGCCTTCCGCGTGCCGTTGCACAAGCTGCAGGCCGGGACGCTTCCGGGATTCAGCAACATCGGCGCGCTCAATCAGGATTACCTGAGCCAGTGCCTGCAGGAGTACATCGAGGCCGTCGAGCTGCTGCTGACGGAGGGGCTTGGCCTGTCGGACGACATGGGGGTAGCCCTCGAGGAAGAGTCGCTGCTGCGCATGGACCCGAAGACCCGCGCCGAGACGATCGAGATCCTGATGCGGTCGGGAACGCTGGCGCCCAACGAGGCGCGGCGCCGCGAGAACCTGCCGGCCGTCGAGGGCGGCAACTCCCCGATGATCCAGCAGCAGAACTTCAGCCTGGCGGCGCTGGCGAAGCGCGACGCGCAGGAGGACCCGTTCGGGACCGCAAAGCCTGCCGCGGCCGCGCCTGCTGATACGCCCCCAGAGGATCCAGATGATCCGCAAGGCGCCGAGGACAGGGCCGACGCGAAAGAAGGAAATGGGCTGGCTCGGGTGGTCGTGGAACTTCGCAGTCAGTCCGCGGCACCAGAGTATCAACCGAGGCGGCTTCAACAAGTTTTTCAGGAAAAGAGGGCGGCTTGATGGACGCGAAAGCTATTGCCGCCGAACTGCTCTGCACCTGCAAGGCATGGTTCGACCGGATCACCGAGGACTTGGCGAAGGAACTGGTGGCGCTCGACGAACGCATCAAGGCGATCCCCGCGGGGCCGCAGGGCGAGCGCGGACCGCAGGGCGAGCGCGGACCGCAGGGCGAGCGCGGACCGCAGGGCGAGCGCGGCGAGAAAGGGGAAAAGGGCGATCGCGGGGATCCGGGCCCAGCCGGAGAGAAAGGCGCCGATGGAGCGCCGGGCGCGGATGGAGCCCAGGGCGAGCGCGGAGAGCGCGGAGAGAAAGGCGAGCCCGGAGTCGCCGGTGAGCGCGGAGAACAGGGCCCACCCGGTGCGGACGGAGCGCCCGGGAAGACGGCCTACGAGCTCGCGGTCGAGCGCGGGTACGCGGGCACCGAACTGCAGTGGCTGGACAGTCTGCGAGGCAAGGACGGGGCGCCGGGTGCGCCGGGGCGTGACGGCAGGGACGCCGTCGAGATCCCGATCCTGCCGATGCTCGACGAGGACAAATCCTATCCGTCCGGCGTCTACGCGCGCCACGCGGGAGGGCTCGTGCGCACGAACGGGATCGGCTTCGACGTAATCGTCTGCGGGGTAGCGTCATGCCGCTGGGAGCAGCGCGACGAGCGCACGCTCGCGGCGATCATCACGCTCACCGACGGCACGACCTCCGAAGGCGTGCTGCGGGCGCCGGTGATGCTGCATCGCGGCGTCTATCGGCAGGAGACCGAATACGAGCGCGGCGACTGCGTGACCCGAGACGGGTCGACGTGGCACTGCGTGGCCGACCGCACCACGGACATCCCGGGGGCGACGAAGGCGTGGCAGCTCGCCGTGAAGCGCGGCAACAACGGCAGGGACGGCCAGCCGGGCAAGGACGGCAAGCCCGGCCGCGACGGGAAGGACGGATGGACACCCTCGCGGTAGCTCTGGCCGGCATGCAGCACCGCATCGATCGCGAGTGGGTCGGCCTGCCCTGCGTCTGCGTGGCGACGGGGCCGAGCCTTTCCGAGCAGCAACTCGAAATGGTCCGCGCGTGGCGTGCCCGCGACGGCTGCCGCGTGATCGCGATCAACGACAACTATCAGTGCATGCCGTGGGCAGACGCGCTGTACTTCGCAGATCACCGCTGGTGGGAACTGCACCGCGACCGGCCGGCGTTCCGCGCGTTCCGCGGCCGGAAGATCAGTATCGAGAACGGCGCCGGGAAGTTCACCGGCGGCGACGTGACTGTGCTCCGCAATCTCTCGTTCGTCGGCGGCACCATGGGCCGGCTGTCGATCGACCCGACCGGGATCTACACCGGACAGAACAGCGGCTATCAGGCGATCAACGTCGCCGTCCTCTACGGCTGCCGGCTCATCATCCTCGTGGGCTATGACATGCGGGCCGGCGAGGTGCGCGGCACGAACGGCGTGGAGTTCCGGCACCACTGGTTCGGCGAACACCCGTGGCGGACCGAGCCAGGGACGTACCTGTACTTCCGGCAGGAGTTCGCCAGGATGGCGCCGACGGCGGCGCTCAACGGCATCCGCATCCTGAACGCGACGCCGGGCAGCGCGCTCGACGCCTTCCCGATGGTGGACCTTGCGCGCCTGGTCGCTGATTCGTAGGGAGCCGCACTACCGGCACGACGCGTTCCTTTCTGGGCTCGCGGCGGCAGGGTACGAAGTCCACGATGCGGCGCCGGTGTTTCCCGTGAAACACGGCGACGTGCTGGTGATCTGGAACCGGTACCACGACCGCGAGCAGCTGGCGGACCGGTTCGAAGCAGCTGGCGGCACGGTGCTGGTCGCAGAGAACGGATACCTGCGCGGGCGGCACGACGGCGGCGACTACTACGCGCTGGCCGTGCACGGGCACAACGGCAGCGGGCAGTGGCACATAGGCGGGCCGGAACGGTGGGAATCGTTGGGCATCGCACTGAAGCCGTGGCGGACGGACGGCGGGCACATCCTGGTGGCGCCGAACCGGCCGTTCGGGATGCGGGGCTTCGCGATGCCGGCGGGCTGGGGCGAGCGGACGGCGGACGAACTGCGGCGGACGACGCGGCGTGATGTGCGCCTGCGGTTGCATCCCGGCAACGGGCGACCCGCGGTGCCGCTGGAGGACGATCTGCGGGGCGCGCACTGCGTCGTGATCTGGTCGAGCAGCGTCGGGGTGAGGGCGCTGATCGAAGGCGTGCCGGTGATCTGTCACGCGCCGGCGTGGATCTGCAAGGGCGCGGCGATGGAGCCGGGGCAGGAGTGGTACGGCCTGTCCGAGATGGACGAGAGACGCGCGGCCGCGTTGCACGCGCTCGCGTGGGCGCAGTGGAATTGCGAGGAGATCGCGAGCGGTGAGCCGTTCCGTCGTCTGCTACGCGCAGCCTGACAAGGCCAAGTCCCGGCGTGTGCTGGAGGCCTTCGCCGCCGGCTGCGGTGGGCGGATGGCGAGCACGACGGCCGCGCGATTGGAGCATGGAGACGTCGCGTTCTACGGCGTGCGGCCCGGCTGGCTGCATCTGTGGCGGCAGGCGCGGGCCGAGGGGCGGCGGGTCTACTACCTCGACAACGCGTACTTCGACGCAGACCGAGAGGCGCGCTTCCGGGTCGGGGTCAACGTGGTGCAGCAGCACAGATTCCCAGCGCGACAGTATCCGCCGTTCACCCGGCCGATCGCGCCGTGGCGCGTCGGTGGTCGGCATATCGTGGTCTGCCCGCAGTCGGACGAGTTCATGGCGACCGTCGAGCAGATCAACGAGCCATGGGCCGAGTGGGTGACGCGGCGCCTGAAGATGCACACGTCGCGCGAGATTCGCGTGCGCAAGAAGGCTGAGCGTCGCCCGTTGGCCGAGGATCTGCGCGACGCGCATGCGCTGGTGGCGCACACGTCCGCCGCGGCGAACGAGGCGCTCCTGGCCGGTGTGCCGGTGTTCGTGACCGGGCTGTGCGCGGCGAGCTCGATGGCGTGCTCGGACCTGAACCGCATCGAGCGCCCGCTCTACCCGGACGGCCGGGAGCGGTGGGCGGCGGCGCTGCTCGCGCATCAGTGGACGCTGGACGAGATGAGGGACGGGGCGTGCTGGAAATCATTGGTAACGTGTTGAAGAATGCGGCGTTGTTCTTTCTAGCAGTCCTCGCTTTCACGATCTTGCTCGGGCCTGCTGCGGTGGCGTTCTTCGACTTGGTGTGCCTGTTCATTTCGCAAGCGCAGTGCACATCGATTCGGTGGACGGATGACGCCTCCTGGCGTGTATTCGCGGCGACCATTTCCGCGCTGGTTGCCGTGTTCCTGGCGATCTCGGCCACCTCGTGATGCACAAGGGCTGGTTCAAGATCGACGGCGTGCAGGACGGCGACCGCACGCTCGCGCAGCAGTTGCTCGGGCTGGAGACGGTCGCGGACCAGTTCGCCGGTGCGACCGTGCTCGACATCGGCTGCGCCGAAGGTCTCATCGGCCGGCACTGCGTCGACTCGTGGGGTGCGGCCTTGGTGCATGGCGTGACGCTGCCGCTCTACGAGCTCGAGGAAGCCCGGCGACAGTGCGCCGGCCGGCCGATGGCGTTCTTCCAGGCCGACCTTCGCAGTGAGGTCGAATGCCTCGACCTGGCCGCGGAGCTGCTGCCGAGCTACGACGTCGTGCTGCTGCTCTCGGTGTTGCACAAGGTGCGCGACCCCATGCGCCTGCTCGAGTGGGCGGTCGGGTTCGCCGGCAAGCTCGTCGCGATCCGCCTGCCGGCGCCGATCATCGACATGGACCGGTGCCGGCCTGGCACGCATCCCGTCGGGCCGTGGATGGCGGAGCGGTTCGACTTGGCGGACGAGCCGGCGACGTGCATCGAGCCGATCAGCCGGCGCCCGGAGTGGATGGGCATCTACCGGGTGCGCGCGTGAATCCCGCGACCCACTACACCGCGGACGATCTGCGCGGCTTCGGTATCGATGTCGGCCGCGACGTCATGGTGTCGCGTCGCGTCGCGTTCTACGCCGTCGGCGAGATGAGCATCGGCGACTTCACGCGCATCGACGACGGCTGCATCCTGACCGGCTCGGTGCGGCTGGGCCGGCGCATCCATCTTGCGCCCTACTGCGTCCTCTACGGAAAGGCCGGGATCGAGGTTGGCGACTACTCCGGCTTCGGGGTCTACACGGTGATGCACTCCGAGTCGGACGACTACAGCGGCGAGAGCATGTTCGGGCCTTGCGTCCCAGACCGCTACCAGCCCGGCAAGGTGCGCGCGGCGATCCGCATCGGTCGAGCGGTGCTCGGCGGGGCGCGCTGCACGTTCCTGCCCGGCGTGCGCGTCGGTGATGGGGCTTGCATTGGAGCGCATAGCCTGGTGAAGGGCGACTGCG